CCGTGTGATTCTTGGAAAGTTCGGTCTGCCGAGTGCCACTTCTCCGACCTACATCTCTGTCATAGACTTCACAGGTGCGGTGCTACCCAAGATAGACCTCACTGTGCCGATTGCAGACAGGGTTGCCCTAGACCTGCCTTGGTATGCTACCGGAGCCTCAGTCCATGTCTTGACTCCTTGATAGTTAGGCAGAAAGGTTTATAAAGTCTCATGACTACCCACAGGGTATGATAGGACAAAGAGAAATCTTCGGGATTGCGATATTAGCGTTCTTAGGGTCAATTGTAGGACTTTCTATGCTAGGAGCAGACATCGCATCTGCAATTGGCGGTGGCTTTGTAGTAGCGTTCTTCGCAGGAATCGGAGTCGCCTTTTCGACAGTTGACCGTAAAACTCCGTCTTTCATTCCCAGAAGCCAGCCCTATGAAAGTGCCAAGTTTGGGACTGCCGCCAGTGAGATTCAGCAAATCAGATTGGGATTCGTGACTAAGGATGTTGCCACGATGAATAAGGAACTCGAAGAAAGGTTACGCGGCTAGTAATCTTTATATAGTCTCCCGTTCTTCTATTGCTTGTGTCTACCGAAACCAAGCAAGTGACTGTAAGAGGCACGAACTACACTATCAAACGCTTCAATCTTGAAGAGGGCAGTCTTGTAGATAGGCTCCTTGCTTCTAACAAGGACAAACTGGTAGAACAGCAAGCCATTATGGTCTTCTATGGAACAGCCGAACCCAAGTTTGAGTCTATAGAGGCAGTGAAAGCATCAGACAGGGAGACGGTTCTCCACCTTTGGGTTGAGATACAGAGGTTCAATACCTATGAAACCAGTTTTTTATCACTCTTAAAGAACTTACCGTTACCGGAGTCACCAACACTAAAGACGCGGAGACGTTAGACGAAGCCAAGGTCATACTTGGTAAGTATGACAAATACACCGTTCTAAAGACGCTTCAAGACTTGATGGGCATCCCTAGAGAGGAAGCCCTCAAAATGTCGGCTCTTGAAGTGAGGGAACTGCTTCTAGCCCACAGGTTCGCTGTTGAAGCCGAGAACAAGAGGCGTGAGAAGAAACGTCAAAGGGAGCAAGCCCTAGCCCAATCGCCGACACCCTTATAACCTAGAAAGTAGCCTTATAAGGTAGTATGAGTGAGAGAGCAGAAGCCATTAAAGCAATGGCCTCAGACCTGAAAGAATTGAATGTGGCCTATGAAGAGGGTGCTATTTCTGCAAGAGAATACACAGGCGCGATAAAGGAAGTAGCAGAAGCGCAGTATGGGCTGACGGCAGGTGAGCAAGCAGGTGTAGTGGCAACAAAGATGCTTACTTCTGTCATGACGAATTGGAATAATGCTTTCAATGCGGCGGCTGATTTAGCGGCACATAACATTGATGAGTTGGTGAACCTGTATAACGCGCAAATCACCATGATTCGCACTCAGAATACTTACACACAAGCCATTGCCTTGCAGTCTGCCGCCGTTGCTATCTATGGTCGCAACTCAGAGCAAGCAACAAGAGCGACCACTGCCGCAAACTACGTTGGTGCTCTCTATGAGCAGAGCAAGAAGAACGAAGTAGTGGCCGCAAACGCCTATGCGACAGCATCGGCTACCAATGTGGCGAAGATAGCATCGTCCATTGTGGACGCGGCAACCAGTGTGAGCCAGTTCTTGGTCGCCTTTGCCGTTTGGAGAACTGCCCATACTGTGGCTCAAGCCCAGATAGAAATGGAGACTGAGGCTGATACTGCGGCAACTGTAGCAAGCCAAGCCCAAACTGTGGCAACAACCGAAGCCACGACAGCGATAGTGGCTCAAACTACGGCTGAAGCCGGACTTGCGACTACTATGGCCGCAGGTGCGGCAACTGCGGGTGCGGCAGGAGCCATGAACATTCTACCAGACATAGAGACGGCGGCAGGGTTGATGGGAATGATGTCCTTGGATATGTTCATGCAACATGGCGGTTTCATCCCTAAGACTGGCCCTTACATCCTTCATGCTGGCGAGACCGTAGTTTCTCCGCAAGGCAATGTCGAAGGCGTTCCGGCCAGCACCGTGTTTTCGGGCGGTGGCGGTGGGACATACTCGCCCAACATCGAGATTCATATCCATGCCACAAGCAACGTAGATTTGGCTAGAATTAGGATGGAAGTGGAAGCGGCTTTGGCTAAGACCCTACTGGCCTCACAGAAACAGAGGGGTGTATACTGATGTCTAACATCATCAATTACGTTGTCTCATACGACTCAGACTACCTGATGCCAGACGGAAAGACGGTCAACCCTTCGGCCATCGTTCTTCAGAATGTCACTAGCATAGAGTTTCAGAGGAACATTGCCCCTTCAGAAGACAATGCAACCATCACCTTCGGTGGGATACAGAAGATTGTAGCGGCCAGAGAAATCTACATCTACCGTGTCAACTCTGACGGAACCTACACTCTCAAGTTCAGAGGGATGACCACCAATCCAGAGTATGACGTTTCGGATGCCGGACTTGTGACCACCTTTGAGGTCAACAGCCTATGGTATATGCTCTCGACACGGCTCTTCCAGATAGCAGGGAAGAGTCCACCGCCTCTTCAGCCTAACACCAACCCATACATGGTGTATCTCAATCCGACACTAGGCTTGAGGTTCGGTCAACTTTGGACGGACATCCTTGTGACCGCGTTCCAGACATCTTACTCTACAGGGCATCTGCCAGTCTTTCAGTTGGCCAACTTCGCTGACATTGGGTATGTGAACCCTGTCACTCATCAGACTACCTTCCTGAATCCCAACATCCCAACCTTCACCGACTTCGATAACATCGTTGTGAATGACAACATGAACGTCCAGTATCAGAATGTCTCTGCTACCATAGACAGACTGGTGACATCTGCTCTCTTCAATCCTAATCAGAGCCAGCCGTTCTTGGCCGAGTATAGGTTGGACATAGGAGACTATATGCCGCCCAACTGTTTCAAGGGTGTGACCACAACCGGAACTACTTCAACGGTGCTTCATGACACCACTCTCTCGCTAACCACAAACGCCCTAATAGGATACGAACTGTATTACAACAGTGGAACCGCCGTCAACCAGTTTGGGACGATTACAGCGAACACTGCGACCACGATTACTGTTGGCACGCCCTTCTTTCCAGCACCCGCTACTAGCGGTGACTACTATGCGGTCTGGCCACCTGAGACCGTCCAGCCCAAGATACCTACAGCAACGGTCATGCTCTTCGACCCTGTTCACAGCAAACTAGGCAACGGCAACAATAGGACAGGTATAAACTTGGGAGACAACTCCATTGACCCCTTTGGGACGATACCATCTGCTCTTGCAAGTCCCATGAGTTATGTCGAGTTCGGGGTCACAAACGGATACCTTCCGATGGATACCATAGTGTTCTCAGAAGGCGACAACTTCGTTTCAGCCAAACTCAAATACGACTACATAGCCATGAACAACAGTTTCGTCCTTACTGGTGGCAGTTTCCAAGGTTCGGATGTAGTGGCCATTCCGATTGACAACCAGAGGAGCATCGCTGAGTTCGGACTGAAGCAGACCAACCAGACGCTCAACAACGTGGTAGACCAAGGAGAGATACAGAGATATGTCGGGACGAGCATCAACTTCTTCCAGCACCCCATCCCTAACATCACCATAAAGCCGGACTACGTTTACGCAAGCACGCACACCCTGTATCCGGGCGACTACGTTCTGGTCAACGCTCCGAGTCTCGCTGGCGTTCTTGAGGACAGCAACGGCAATCTTTTGGAAGGGTCTTACAATCCTGTAGGCGGTCTCATAACAGTCGCTTTCACTGCCAGAATCAAGACCGTAGACATATCATGGGATTCAACGGGCGCGGAAGACATCACTCTCACTCTCACCTTCCCCGTTCAGAACGTCCCGATAGAGGAATGGAACGCCGTCAACAGTTTCCAGCAACAGGGTTCTTATGGTGGAGCGATGCAGTTCATGTATACCACAGTCGAGCCAGCCGCAAAGACCCTCTTGGGAAGAGGAAGACAGCAGGAAGGGGCGGCAACCCATCAGGGCGGTGGAGACTTCATCACCAATAGGGCCACTCCTTTCACGATAAAGTGCTCGGATGGTGGAACTAGCGGCTCTCCCATTCCAGACTCGGAAGCCCAACCCGTCCCTATCTATGCCCAGACTGTGCCTAACACGATGACTGCCATAGACACGGCTCTCGCTTCTGTGAAGGCAGACGACATCCTTCTGTATCAGTTTGGGGTTGAGGTTGACGCTACTAACGCTCCATCGGCAGACTCGACTTCGACCACGACTGTCACACCAACCAATGTCATTCTGACCGTCCTTCAGCCAGACGGGATGGCCATCTATGACGGAGTAATCGGTCTCAACCAGATGGCGAACATCCTCACTCTCATTTCCAAGTCCCATGTCTCTCCGACAAGCCCTACCAGTTCCGCTTCCTTCTTCACTGACGACAGTGGAAACGCTAACGTAAGCGGGAGTTACTCAATCATAGTTCGGAATACGGGAGCGATTGCATGGTGTCCCAATCCCTTGTTCGCAACGCTTCCTGCGCCCTCTAACTTCAGTGGCGGTGCGGGTGGAACAATGTGGTTCCCATCCTTCATATACTGTCCTGTCAACTCCAATGGTGACGAGTTCGGGATGTCGTTTGAAGGGGCTTCTGGCAATGTTCCTTACACCGACATTCATGGCACGCACTATATGACCTTCAGTTGGCCAGCAGTGATAGACCCAACTACAGGGTCGCCTTGCACTCGTTACAACATCTATGTGTATCAGGCTCCTGTCCCTTGGACGTTCCAGACCTTCCCTGTTAGCAACTACGTCTACTATGACCATACTGCCACTAACTCGTATAGTGATGGTGGCCCCGATTCTGGGCCAGCCAACACCCAACCTTACGACCAGTCGCTCCCTCTGACCTATCAGCCTACAGGGTTGAATGTAGCATACAACGGCATCGCGGTTGATACAGCAACCTCATCCCTTCTTGCAACGGACTACTATTGGTATGTTGTGACGGCCATAAACCCAGACAACCAAGAGACCGAGTGCTCTCAGAACAACTCTGCGTTCAACCATCCTCTCGCTTATGCCAACAGGAACCTTGTGAGCGAACCTCACAACAACATCGTGCCAGAGTGCGGGACGACCAACGCCTCTCAGGTTTCTGGAACAGCCACAGGTTCGACATCAACGGTTCTGACAGATTCGGGTCAATCGTGGACTGCCAATGCTTTTGCAGGTTTCATTCTGACCTACACAAGCGGCCCTGCTTCTGGACAGCAGAAGGCGATTATCTCTAACACTTCGACAACGATAGTCACTTCCGCATTCTCGCCAGCACCAGACGCAAGCGGTGACTCGTATGCTGTTCTGCCATCGGAGATTGTGGTCTCTTGGTCGGCGGTTCCCTACGCCATAGGTTACAAGGTCTACAGGGCTAACAGTAGCACGATGCCTACTTCCAACACTCAATATGGGTATCTTTGTGAAGTGGACAATCCGGCTCCACTGGTCATAGTAGATGATGGAACCACATACCCGATAGACATGGGAACCCACCCGCCTACCACTACAACTCTCTTCAAGGCCAACAACCTTTACACGGTATACATCAACTACTCCTACCAAGCCAACCCCAAGTTCACCAAGGCCATCATCAACGCTCAGACGACCAACCCGAATAACGCGGTTGTGTTCGACCCCACTCAGCAGTGGGTGTATCAAGCCCACCCATATGTGGCTCCTTAGAGACAACCTTTATAAGCCGTCAAGCCCCTAAAAATCCTAGTATGGTCGCGCCTACGGTCTCGAATGTCTTCTGGATAGGGGTAGACAACGCTCTGATTCAAGTGCCTCAGAACTACACGGTTCCGGCCAACCCACCGTCAACCCCTAATCCGCCCGTCAACAGCGTCATCGCTTCAGGAACGGCTCAGATTTTCACGACCAACACGGTTCTGTATACCACTCTTTTGATGACTCCGAATGCGTATGTCGGTTACATTCTGACCTACACTACTGGCCCTGCGGCTGGCGAAACCGAGATAATCCTCTCGAACACCGCAAGCACGATAACCACCAATCCCTTCCCGTCTACGCCAGTGCCGGGTAACTCGTTCCAAGTGATTCTGCCTACGCCGACTAGCGGTGGCACTACGACTACCAAGGACTCGGTTACGGTCTATGTTTCGGCCATCAAAGGGTTCAACAACCCTCTAACGCTGTCCTTCTTTTTGCAGAAGGTGGACTCTACTGTAGACCCCAATATCTCTGCCATTGACTCCACTGTGGCCGATTGGGTAGGGAATATAGGCACATCTCCGACCTCTTGGACGACTGGCACATACACGACTTTGCCCACTACTGAGAGTGGTTGGGCGGGTTACATTCCTGCTTACTCTGGCGGCAATGCCATACTTCAGCCTAACTCTGGGAACGTCCTCAATACCTACGCCACCACTAACTACCAGACGCTCTTCATCAATCCTGAGACCACTGGCGGTGTCATCAATCCTTCCTTCCCGCCCTCTTACAAGGTCAACATCTTCGCCTACGATTCTGTGACCAACACCTATGCCGCTTGCAGTTTCACGCTTGTAGTCCTGCCTAGTGTAGCGACCTATGGGTTGGGAGTCCTACAGAAGACGGCAACGGCCAACACCTATGTAAATGTGGATAGCAGTGGTCTTGTTCTCCATGTGAAGTCAACCAAGGGATTTGAAGTGGGTCAACAGATAGTCATAGGGAAGAATACGGCCAGATGCGAAGTCGCTACCATCGGAGTAGTCAACGCAACTCCTGTGTCGTTCTTCGCTCTCAATACAGGGCCAATGACATATTCTCATACTGCCGCCGAAGCCGATACTGTAAGCGGGAACATGGTTTTCACTAACTCTGTGAACCTTCTTAGGAATGGCCACGACCCGTCTATAGGCAGTTTCGTCACTCTGTATTACTACTTCTACCCTCTAGAGCCTACCGCTTCTGTGCCTAATCCTATAACCATCACGCTACAGGACTTCAGCAGTCAACTGATAGACACCACCAACTCCACCATAAGCAGTCCGTATTATTCGGGTGGGACTCCGGTAGCCCTCAGTGCGTATACCAATCAGATTGTCATACCTTCGTCTCCTACTTCGATTACTAGGGACAACATATCTCAGCCAGTCATAGTGACTCTCTATCTAGCCAATGTGACTTACAACGCATCCGACCCCACGACATATCACACTTTGCTCAAACTGATAGGAACCGACATAAACGGTGTGACCACTACATCCTATACAGTGGTGACATCTGCCAATTAGGTGAGAAGATGGCCTCTACTACAATACCCAATGGCCTTGAGATAAGGCGGCTCTGCTGGAAGGACGACTCCTTCAGGCAAGCCGACCATGAGCCAACGCCCAAATATGGAATGCTTGGATGGTGGGACAACACCATTTCAGGTGGGAACGCCATCACCTTTTCCAACACTGGCAGTAGTCTCGTTACGTCTAGCAACCCTGTGTATGGCGGAGTTGTCACGCCCGGTGTGTTCGGCCTTGAGAGTCCGGCTTTCACAAACGGAGATGAACTCTATCTTCCGGCTCCGACTGAGGTAGAGAAGGACTTTCCAGTTGGGATTCCAGTCAACATCATGGCCTTTCTCAGACTTAGGGCAAGAAACGCTGGCCTTGGAACCTCTACTCTTACCGTCATTCTCATAGATTCGTCACATTCCCCGCTTGCCTACGGAACCTTCACCATCACTTTGGCTTCGTCTTTGTATACCCACTACTCGCTTCCCATCTTCTTTGCCGCCGGACACTATGATGCCACTGGCTCTTGCTATGGAATCATAATGTATTGTAGCAACGGAGCCGTCATAGACTATGTGGCTCTCGCTTCTGATGACTTCATCAATCAGGGCGGTCAAAGTCTGGATGTGACCATACCCAAGAAGACCGACTCCCAAGCCGTTCCCATGTCAATAGACATCATCCAACAGATGGGCATCTCAAGCAGGAGCAAGGCGGTGACGATACCTAAGATTTCTACAACGGCCTACAGGTGGCTAGAGGACAAGATGGATAGAAGCATCCCTCTAGAACTCGTCACTCCTACTCAGCAAGCCACCGGATACCTCAGTGACCAGAAGAGGCATTCTGAGGCCGGGTGGGTAGGTGTTCCTCTCCCATCTAACGACTCTCTTGCCATCACTGCTCGAACACAGCAGTTGTATGACGTTTCCTTCTCTCTGATAAAGGCAGACAACGAAGTGAACATAGACCTCACCTGTCCTGTGCTTCCGCCCACGCCACCGTATCCAGACATCAATACTCAGTTTGATGTGGCAGTAACGGTGGGTTTCAATGACGCTAATGATATGCCCATGATTTTATTTGCGAATGGTCTCTTCTGGGTCTTCTATAGTGGTAATGCTGACAAGTGCTATTACAAGACTAGCAGTGATGGAAACACATGGAGCACCACGCATTTGCTCAGTTCAAGTTTCACTCTTGGTTACGGTGGTGGAGTGCTCTACTATCCTAACTTGAATCGTCTCTACTACGCATTCCAGAGTGGTGGGAACATCCTCTACTGGCGATGGGGAACGCCCAATTCAAATGGCACAATGTCATGGGGCATTGCAGAGCAACATTTCGACACGCCTTACGCCAATGCGTTTCCCACTTTTGATGTAGACTCGGCTGGCAACTTTTGGGCCGCAACCTTGTATGGCGCACCGTATAGTGGTGGGGTTCAAGGTTGGGCGATTTGGAAGAATGGTGTCCAGAACTACTTCATTACAGAGTCCGGCGTTGACTTTTCATGGGTTCTTGACGCTCCTAAACTTTTGGTTTCCAAGTCAAATCCTGACAACATCTGTTTCTATGGTAAAGAGTTGCACACTCAATCTACTCTCTATTACACTACCGATGGCGGTTCCACATGGAACCATTTCAGTATGCCTAGACCTTTTATCCAATTCATGGGAGATGCAGTTGCGGTGGGGAACACGATTTACATAGTCTATCCTCAGAACACTTCGGGATGGGGTAACGTCTATACTGTCTCTTACAACATTGGGGATGGTTCAACAAGCACAGAGACGTTGCTTGGCACAATCCCTGCCGGGTCGGAAGACACGCCCGGAGTTGGGATAACGACCAATCAAGTTAGCGACTTGATTGCTGTTTGGACTGACCAAGAGAGCATTATATATGCAACAGTGAGCCACGACCTTGGCGCAACATGGGGAACACCCGAAGTGCTAGTAACGACAGGTGGACTTGGGTATTACCCTTGTTCGGTTTCCGACCTTGCAGGTTCTAATCAAACTGTGGGTCTTGGTTACATTGGGCCATTCAATGGGGCCACCTATCCCTTGTTTGCGGGTGGCGCAACTTACACTTAGAGCACTTGTTTGGGAAGGTATATAAGGGGCTTCAACCCTTCTTTACTCGATGCCTCAGATTGCGCTTCAGCCCGTCAACTTTGTCGGAACAGCACAAGGGAGTCCCATCTTCCTAGAGGTCGCTACCTTTGACGAATCGCGGAAAGCCAAACTTAGGACGTATTCCCGCGTCCAAGCCTTTTCTGACACTTCTTTGATTGTCGGAGTCTATAATCCAGACTTCACAATATCCGTTGCCGTTCCACAGGACTTCTCTAGCGGAGAGGACATTGAGACACTGTTGGCTGGCCTTGAAGGTCAAGACCAACTCTTTTTGGACGCAGAAGGGATGATGAGAAGAGTGAGGGTTCTGAACGTCTCTACTTCGCATAGCGGTGGCCAACCCTCTTACTACACAGCAAACATCACTATGAAAGCCTTGGATAACACTGTGACTCAGCCACTCGTCTATCCAAGCATCAACACTAAGGTTGTTGTGACAACTTCTGCGGGTCTTAATCTCACTACCAATATGCCCATGATTTTCTTTGCGAATGGTCTCTTCTGGGTCTTCTATAGTGGTAATGCTGACAAGTGCTATTACAAGACTAGCAGTGATGGAAACACATGGAGCACCACGCATTTGCTCAGTTCAAGTTTCACTCTTGGTTACGGTGGTGGAGTGCTCTACTATCCCCATTTGAATCGCTTCTACTATGGATTCTATCAGATGGACATCAACATCTTCTACTGGCGGTGGGGAACGCCTAATGCAAATGGCACGATAGCGTGGGGCATTTCAGAGCAGAATTTCGCCACGCCTTACGCTTATGAGTTTCCTACTTTCGATGTAGATTCAACAGGTCTCTTCTGGACGGCAACCCTATATGGCGCACCGTTTAGTGGCGGCATTCAAGATTGGGCGATTTGGAAGAATAGTGCTCTCAATCTCACTGTTCCACAATCTGGTGTAGATACTTCATGGAATATCGGTAGCCCGAAACTCATGGTTTCCAAATCGAATGCTAACAATGTCTGTTTCTTTGGAAAGGAGTTGGCCACTCAATCTACTCTCTACTATACCACCAATGGCGGCACTTCATGGAGCAACTTCAATATGCCAAGAGTCTTCAATCAGACGTATGCGGATGCGGTTGTGGTAGGGAATGTGGTCTACATAGTCTATCCGCAGAATAGTGGTGGGACGGGCAACGTCTATTTTGTCACTTACAACATCGGAGACGGTGCTACAAGTTCAGAGAAGTTGCTCGGCACAATCCCTGTCGGGTCGGTAAGCCCCGGAGTTTCGATAACAACCAATCAAGTCAACGACTTGGTTGTTGTTTGGGCTGACCAACTTAGCAACATATACAGAACGCTGAGTCATAACCTTGGGGCAATATGGGACGCTCCCAAGGTGATGATAGCGATAAGTGGCACAATCGGTGCTCTACCCGTTTCAGTCTTCGACCTTACGAGTTATAACCAAGTCTTGGCTTTGGCCTATCTTGGGCCATTCAATGGGGCCGGGTTTCCTCTGTTCGCAGGTGGGGCATCCTTCACCTAGAATCCTTATTAGGAAGTCGGGGATATATCCCCATATATGGACTACTACCTTGTCGGCACAATAGCATTCGGAGTGGGAGTCGTGGTTCTGACTCTTCTAGTCATAGGTCTCATGGGCTTGCTAAAGGACGTTGTGAAGCACCAGAGGCTTCTGCTGGCCAACTACAAGGCCGATTTGGAGATGGTTCTGCTCAACGTCCATGACTTTGACGAGTTCCTGAAGATGAATCAGGAAGCCGTAATAAAGAAGGCATTAGACCCAGAGACTACTTACTACATAAAGTGAGAGATACTAGAGGGTCGTCTGCTTCGTCTTTTCCTTGGTTGGCTTCTCTTTCTTATACTTGGAAAGATTTATAAGATAGCAAATCTATAGAGATTGTATGCAATGTTGCAGATGTGGAGTAGAACTTACAGATGAAAATTGGCCCACCTATCTGAGAAATAGGAAAGGTTACAAAGGGCGAACCTATCCTGAATACATATGCGCCAATTGTCTCTCGAAGAGAAGGTTAGATTGGTGCAATGTTAACCGAAAGGAATTGAATCAATACTATCGTGACCGCTATCCAGACCATAAAGACAGTTACGATTCTTCTAGACGCAAACACGAAGCCCGTCTTAAGTTAGAAGTTCTTACTCACTATTCCACAAAGTCGTATCCTGTTTGTGCTGACCTTTATCATTTACATCTTCCAAATGACCCATTCCTTACAGACATTGATTCCCTTTCTCTAGATTTGATAAAAGGTGGGCATCGTAGAAGTGGAATACCGTATGGAAGCGTTCTCTATGAGAAACTCAAGAAAGAAGGCTATCCAAAAGGTTGGCAAGTGTTATGCTTCAATTGCCAATGGAAGAAGAGACGAATCAACCGAGAGTTGTTTGAGAAGAACCCAACTCCTTAGTCTTGTGGTATTTGGTTACGGCTTCGATGATGCCAAGTCTCCACACGATGGGGTCTATCTGCTTCGTCACATACCACTGGTAGTCTATCTCTCCCTCTTTCGTTAGGTTGGTGAGTTTTGGCCCGTCTCTCGTCATGAAGTATTGGACTACCCCATACTGCACCATGTCGTTGGGAACCCACCCCGTCTCAAGGGCGTTCTTGAAAGCCTTAACGTGCTGTGGAATCCCTGCTTTGTGCATCTTTCCAGACTTGCCCATCTTCTCCTTTCCATACTCTAAGACATCCTTGCTCATGTGCTTCTCAAGCACTAGCAAGGGGTCATACCGCCCTTTGTAGAGGTTGACCTTCGTTACCTCATAGAAGTTCAGCATCCTCTCCTTTGGAACCCCGTTGACTTGCATCTTCTTCAGAGCCTCTTGAAGCATCTGGGCCAGTTCAGTCCAATCTCCTCTAAGGGTCTCCATCCCGGCCTCTTCAAACCTATTCACCACTTCTCCGGTCTTGTCTCTGTGGACTATGCCGTAATACTTCTTCTTGGCCTTCTCACCCTTTGTGCTTCTGGGGAACCCTATCACCTTCCAGTGGTTCTCAAGTCCGAACTTGATGTTGTCCATGTTGTAGGTGCGCTTCACGAAGTCGTTGATTAGGTTGTGAATGGTCTCCCTCTCTTCCCACGTTCCATGAACGAAGATGGAGTCTGTGTCCATGTAGTAGACCACATAGCCCAGACTTCTCAGGAACTCTGCCGTGTGGGTGAGGATGTCTCTTCCATGAAAGCAGGTCTGGTCTGAGACCTCTACCGCTTTGAATCTGTAGAAGGTGCTGGCGAAGATGCCGTAGAGGGCGTTGACCGAAATCTTGTAGGCCCACCTTTCTACCTTGTCTTTAGCATTGCGTTTGCCAGCCAAGAGGTCACGGACTATAGGTTCTATGAGGTCGAAGTGGCCTTGCGGGGCCAGTTTGTATGCAAGTATCACGTTGGGATACAGGGAATCAACATCGAACTGAAGCACGTTGTCGAAGAACCCTCTCTCGTAGACTTCGACCCATGCTCCTGTATATTTGGGTCTCTGGTTGTATCCACTCTTGCAGGGCAATACATATCCTAGTTTGTGTGCATATTTCAAGAAGTATTGGTCAAGGACAGGGGTGACTGTGATGGTCTTCTTGATTGGGTGGACTCCGAAGATTTGGTCTGGGAAGATGTGACCCTGTTTCGCCATCTGGATACAGACCTTGCTATAATCCTTGGGCGCGTTGGTTAGTAAGTTCTTGGCCGTGTCTATCATTTCTGTGACTTCTGCATCCCACAGCACCCTCTCCTTCAGTTGCTCTGTTGGGAGTAGACTGAGCCTTGTGTTGGTAAAGGGCTTCTTCATGTCAAAGAACCTCTTGCCCACCTTCTCTAAAGACCACTGGCTTCGGAAGTTCTTCTCCATGAAACGGTAGGCCAGCGAGAGGTCTAGGAACCTAGTCGAATTGTAGTCGAATCGCACGTTGCTGTAGGCCATTCTCTTCATAAAGAAGGGAACGTCCCAGAACTTGCTGTTCCAACCCTTCATCAGACCAATCTTGTTCTCTCCGATGAAGTCCACTGCGCCTTGTAGGATGCCCTTTTCTAGCCCTGTCCAAGCATACTTCTGTCCCTTGTAGATGATGCCTATAGCCGTTATCGGGACGTTGGCCGTCTCTGGGTCTGGCTTCACTCCTGAGTCGTCCTCTTCTGTGTCCCATGAAGCCACATTCGGATAATCACCACATACATAATCGTTGTCCAGCATCCATACTCCTACATACTTCTTGTCGGCCTCATAGACGGACACGCTCTTCGCCTCTTGGAAGTTCCTGAAGAACTTGACGTTCTGAGGCACGTTGAAGGTGTATCTCTTCACGTTCTCTCCTGTGTCGAAGGTCTTGAAGTCCGTCCTCTCCATCTTGGCTTGCGTCTGTATCTCGTTCTTGGACGGCGCAAAACAGTAGGGCAGAGGCGTGGGGTCTATGACCTCAATCACTCCGTTCCGGTAGACTTTCATCTTGACCTTTCCGACTTCAGTGAAGTAGTTGGCCGACTCGAATGGTATCATCCTATCGCCCTCTCTATGATGGCCCACAAATCGGGGTCGTTGGTCATAAGTGTTTCCTGTTTGGGTGGCTTGAGGCCACCTTCGATGGTCGGCACATAGTCCACATATTGCTCGACCTTGCTAATGACAGCAGGGCAGGGCTTCAGTTCGTCGCACCCTTTCAAGTATTCTGTTATCAGTTTTATCGCGCTCTCTCTGTCCATCTTCAGGATGCTTATGGTGTAGGGAGCCAAGACGAGCCAGAGGAGCCTATTGCGGCCATCTGTGACGGGCGTGAGAAGGAGTTTCGCTATGTAGGTATAGCCCTCACTACTGCCACCACTACTGCTACTCTTTCCAGACTCTACTTCCTTGTGGAATTGGGCCTTGAATATCTCTGTGTTGAAAGGGTCATCGCTCAAGATTCCTTCGCCTCTTGTCTCTCAGCCTTTTGCTCTTCTTTCACGACCTTGAGTTCTGCGGCTGATGTTCTGACAAAGCCCTTATCAGTGATGAGAAGGTTATACATTTTGCCATAGTCTGGAAGAGTCGGAAATCTCATTACCCAGACTTCTCTCGCACCGTGAGGCGTTTGCTTCGGTTTGAAGCCATACAGCACTTTGGTATTGTAACCCACTGCTCCACCACCCTTCTCATGGAGTTCCTTCTCAATCATTGTGGCTGTGAAGGGGTCTGTCGGGTTGTTGGTGATGTGGTTGGTGGTCATGATATAGGTGCTCTTCTTGACCGATTGGCCGTATCTGGTGACTAGGCGTTGCATGGTGTTGAGGAACGTCTCTTCAAGTTGCGCTCTGATGTTGAAGTTCTGTCTCCCACCGCTTATCAGTTCGTCAAAGGGGTTGGTGAAGGAGTCAACCACGATGTAGCGTATGTCGTGCGCGTTGAGCATCTTGACCAGAGGCGAGTTCTCAGTGTCCACTTTGATGGTCTTGAAAGCGAGTGTGCTACCCTTCTGTTTCTCCTCTGCGTCCTTCTTTGCCTTTTCCTCTCTCTTGGCTCTGTCTTCTGGGGTCTCTCCCTTTATGTCCTTCAAGGGCTTTGGTGTGGACACGCTTGCTTCGGTGATTATGACCTTTCCCTCTTGTCCAATGAAGCGCATCATGTCTTCAGCAGTCGGACACCATACCCAATGAATCACTGGCTCAACGCCATACTTCTCGGTAAAGACCTTATCCCACCCCGGATGCTCGTCTATTGCAATGGTGAACATGAAGTCGGTAGGCTCTTCTGTCGAAATCCACAGAATCTCACCGCCTTCTTCTTTCACTATCTTGAAGCCCAACTCACGCGAGTAGAGGCTCTTTCCCGTTTGCTTCTTGCCGCACGTCCCCATTATGATGAAGGGAACCATCGGTTCATCTAACTCAAGGAATTTCATGTGACTACCTTCGGGTTGACACTATTTAAGGATTCTTAGTTCGTTCTGTAAGCGTAGTAGTCCTTTCCGAGTTCCACTTCATCTCCGTCATATCCAGCGATGACCGAACCGCGCCCGTCTGACTCGATGACATACTTGGCTAGTTTCGTGGAATCAACCTGTGCGAACTGTTTGAAGGCTTCGTCTCCGAACTCTCTAATATACCAGTCAATGATGCTGTCGTTGCCCTGCCAGTCCTCTCTGAGTTGGTCGGCAAACTCCTCTTCTGAGGCCACGTTCTTCTTGGCCATCTCCTCATCCAGTCTGGTCTCGAACTCTGGGTCGCTTGACGGCTCTTCCCTTATGTTCTCGATATAATTGTCAACCGATTCGGATAGGGCGGTCTCGAAGTCGTCCTCATTCAGCACAAAGTCCTTCCATTCTACTGAGAAACCCTCTTGTCCCGTCTCTTCAAAGGTATCTACAACGCTCTGTTCTGCGAACTCATCGGCCTCTTGGTCGTTCATGATGAACCATGTCTCATGGCCTACTTCGACTTCAACATAGGGAGAGGGGTCTACGTTGTGGATGTCGCCAACATTGTAACCTAGATGGTAGAGCAACTGCACTATAGCCTCAAGATGAGGCGCATCTACGTCTGGGAATCGGTCTTCCATCTCGCTTGTGGCGACCTTTCCTTCTGCTGGCTTCGGTGTTTCCTCTGGCGGCTCTGCCATAGACAAACTATAGCCAAGCGGTCTATTTAAAGGCTTGCAGACGAGCATGACGCAATGTTTATAAGATGACAAAACCATAGGGTGGAGTGACAAGGGGAAGTTCCGAAGGGTGGGGTTTCTCCACTCAGGAACCCTGAGTAACTTGTGCCACCGCGTTTGTGGTAACGGTTTACTTGGGCGCATAGTATCCTTCGAGTCGTCCACGTTCCGACTGAGTGACTGAATGACGGAAGACCGACAAGGCATCCGCCGTAAATGACCTGCGGCACAAGTGGGGAGTGATGACCTCATTCGGGGCCGCCGGGGTGGATTCATCTCCACCCCGTATTCATATTCAACTTGTCTCAAAATCCTTTTATAGTGTGTTTGGTAGGGATAGAGTAATGTCTGAGAGCAATCGTGTTTTGAATACGTTTCAACAGATTCGCGCCCTCTATCAGAGGTCTGATGTTGAGAAGACACCAGAAGGAATCACGATTAGCGTGGGAGCGAAACTCTACATCGCCTACCCCACTACGATTGCATCGCCAGTCTACATCGTGGACACGAAGAACATCATCCACAGCAAGAAGATTTCCCTACCTCTGATGGAGATGGACATCAAGGCGTTGGATGAGATTTTCGACCTGAAGGACAGGGACTACATCACGAAGCGGATAGGAGACGACCCACGAATCAAGGGGTGGGATGACTTGGGACTTTACACCTTTGGGACGGATTACTCGTTCAACGACCTCACTTTAGGCAAGTGGCTCGATGTCTCAACTGGACAGGTGACGGAAGAGTGGACTAAACTTCTGGCCGACATCATAGAATACAACTGTGTCCGAGACCCTGCTCTGGCCCTCTCCAACAAAGCCACTTTGCCAAGAGGCTATGTTATGAGGTATCAGCCGCACGAACTTCAAATCACGCCACCTAATACGGGCAAGAGCACGTTCTTTGAACTCATAGGCAAGAATGTGGATAAGGCCACTAAGAACACCCTGTTGGGTTCTGTCAAGTGGACAGACGACAAGGCGGCTGGATTGTTCGCTGACCAATACTTTGCGCTTGCCATAGACCAGATAGAGAGCCAGACCATAGAGAACATGGCTGGATTCCTTCTGGGTCATCTAGAATCTGGAAAGTCCAGAGTAGCGGGTGGCGGTGGGGAGATGATGGTTCAAGGCGCGTGTCCCTTAGTCATAACGGCCAACCCACTGGCTTTGTCTGGAAGTCATACCGCAATTATGCGCGACATCTTGGGCTTCCTCTGTCGTAACAGTTATGCTATGGGCAGAAGGTTCGGCATCATAAACTATGGTGGCTATGCTCCATTGGTGGACAAGGGCTATGATGATGTCGAGCATCGGAGATTGGTCGAGACCTATAGGGCTTTAGAGGAGAGGCTGACCGACACCCTTCAGAAGTTCTGGCTCCATCCCAAGATTAAGGCGTATTGCAATCAGCCCATCTATGACCCGTCTCTCTATGACAAGATAGAGGCGTGCGACACGGTAGAGGTTAGGTCGTTCTTCTTAGCCCATTACGCCCATTCATATCCCCATCTTAGAGGCGGTGCTCTGAACTGCGCCTTGTCCGACAATCTGCCCAAACTGGCGAAGATAGACGTTCTTATGATGGATGACTTGGACAAGATAGTGGACGACATAATCGAGAAGGCCAACGAGTATGCTGAACTGCTTAAGGTGATAAATATTGCCAGTATCGAATACACCCTCTCCTGACCCCTTCTGGTGGCGGCAGTATAGCCCTTTCTTGGGTTACTGTCCTCAATGTGGAGCAGACGGTCTTGTGATTGCGGCAGATGGATTCATATGGTTCGACTTCCTCAGTTACGACATTCCTTTTGCCGAATGGAAGTGTTGGATGTGCGGCTTCGTTGTAAGGAACCCAACCTTAGAGGAAATTGAGGAGATGCGGAAGCACTCGACAGGTGGATGGTGGGCATGAGCCTTCCTTTCTTAGAGACTTGCCGAAAATGGTGGGACAGAGACTTCTCCACCTTCCCATCTGACAACATAGGGTTATACAGGTATAAGGCCCAGACCCAAGCCGACTACTATGAATATATCCTTGGGAAGTTGGCCGATGTAGATGACGCTTACTTCCCGTTCTATGTGCCAACCGTGACCAAGGAATGGACTGAGGAGCAGAAACAGGATGTCATCATAAGGCGGCTCTTTCTTGATATGGATGTGCGAGAGAACGAAGAGGGTAAGAAGGACACTTTGGAGTCTATATGGGAAAAGGGCCGCTTCTTCGCCAAGCGGTTCTGGCCCAATATGGAACTCTTCTTCAGTGCTGGCAAGGGCTTCCACTTTTATGTCCACATAGTTCCTACGACTTATGGTGAGTTGCGTGAGCATAGGGAGACGCTCTATTGGAACTTGAGCACTTGGCTCCAATATTTGATTGACAAGCGCACCTTCATCAGTCTGGATAGAATCTGTCGCATAACTCTGACCAAGCATTCTATAGACCCCGACTTCCCTACCCCGATACGCTGGAAGGTTCCCATCCGACCTGAGATGAATATGACTGAGATTCTGAGATATAGCCAGTTTCCGACCAACTTCAAGGACGACTTTCTGAGGCTATATGAGAGGCCCATAGAACCCTTGGACTATAAGATATTCTTACGGTCTCCCCACGAACTTCTTAGAAAGATTTAAATAAGTGAAAGTGTATATTTCTGTATATGCCCTATGCTAATTTAGAGAATAAGAAGAGTTACAATCAGAGGTATAGAGAGTCGCACAAAGAAGAGTTAGTTCTCTATTCCAAACAGTATTATCAAACCCATAAAAGCACAAGTCTTCTCAAGGATAAAGAACGCTATGAGGGAAAGAAGGACGAAATCACTGCAAAACGAAGAGCCGACTATATCAAGTTATCAGAAGACGAGAAAGAGGCGTTGTTCAAAACACAGAAGCAATATCGGCAAGCGCACCCAGAAAGACAACGAGATTACAGACTACAAGCAAGGTATGGGATTTCTTTAGACGACTATAACAGACTTCGTTCAGTCCAGAACAACAGATGTCTTTTGTGTAGCCGAGTTTTTGAGAAGAGTCCAGATGTAGACCATGACCATAAGACTGGACGGATTAGAGGTCTCTTATGTAGAAAATGCAATACTTTGATAGGTCTTTTGGAAAATCAGAATGTTTCGTTATCTCGTTTGCATCGCTTCCTCAAGAGTCCACACCTTATCATACAGAATCCTTAATAAGCCATGTCCCGTAGGGATGCGGATATGAGACCTGACCAAGAGACCTATTACGCTTGTAGGATTCATCCATGCGCTCTCTCCTTTGAAGAGGCCGCTTTCTTAGTTGCGCTTCTAGCAGACTGTCCGATGTGTGGCTGTTGTCTTGGCGCACATATAGAGGTATAAGACATGGCAATAGAGACATCAATACTGGATGAAATGCAACTGAAGAGGCTTGCAACTGTTCTGAGGTTTGGAGAGTTTGACCTACTTACAGGTGAAGAGATAGAGGCGATTGCATTAACTCTTGAAGCCCTTGCAAAGAAGGAAGCGTTGAAATGCAAGAAGTGTCGTGGTCATGGACAACTCATCACCTTTCTCCCAGACGAAGTGCATTCACCCTACTTCATCCCTTGCCCAGACTGTCATGGGACAGGTGAGGAGCCTGAATCCTTAAATAGCGTCAAGACAGAGGGTAAGCCATGACACAACTAACGATTGAGGAAATCCTCAAGAAAGTCCCTGCTCTCAAGCGATATGAGGGCAATCCAGAAGCAATCCGCACAGTCTACGCAGAACTCAATCCAAAGAAAGACCTCAGTGGTCTGATAGAGGGAGAGTTCGTGAACGGAGCCGAAGTCCTTATTGTAAGGATTCTGAACGAATCTTTCTACATAGGATGCCCGACTTGTTTCACAAAGAAAGACGGCATGGAAGAGGGCGTCGTTTTCGACTGTCCTAGCCAGAGATGCAACACACAGAGAGTCGCAACCAAACTCCCAAGATGGTCTATACTGGCCGGAGACGAGACTACAAAGGCCATACTGGACTTCCCACCTTTCGGTTACAAACTCACCGATGGCAACGCTCTGATAGGCAAAGTTGTGGCCATCAAGGGCAATGTCACGGCTTTGAGAGACCAAAAGGTGAAGGGAGAGGTCAAGGGTCAAACGCCAGTCATAATGGTGAGAGACCTTAAGGTGGTCTCCGACATCAGAGACAGCGTTCCAGAGACGATAGGGGAGCGAATCACCAAGTCAACGCTGGCAGAAGCGGCCAAGTTCCCACTTGGAGAGGGGCCAGAAGGTCTACCCAACCCACTCGTCTCACCAAACACAGGGATGATACCTGCACCCAAACTCACGGCTCTTCAGACTTGGATGAACGCTGTAGGCAAAGGCAACCCTGTAGCGGAAGACCAAGTGAAGATGTATGTTGAGAACAATCTCAAACTTACGTTTGCGGATGTCCTGCCTCTTCTGGATAAGAGCCACTCCGACCAAGAGAACAAGACTCTATACGCGCTCAAGCCTCAGAAGTAAGGCTTGGGCCTCTTCTTTCTGACACCTTTAAATAGTCGGTAGTGCTAAATCCATGTAGTATGCAACCGCCCTATCAGCCAGCAGAGCCTCACGAACCTGCCCCGAAGGTAGGGCAGAAGAACTATCCCAACATTGAGAAGTTCAACGAGCAGGTTCCAAACCCACAGACTAAGACAGGTGGGCCACCCCTACCCAAAGCCACAGAGATAGAGAGCTATGAGGCTCAGATTGCCAACCTTCAGAAGCAGATAGACAATCTGGACATGGCCCACGAAGAGTTGTGGAACGATGTGATTTCTGGCCGTTCTCCATTAGAACGGAGCGAAGAGGAGATGGACTACTTCAGGTGCGAGTTCTGTCACGAACTGATTGACCCTGTAGAAGAGTATCACACCCATGAGGGTAGGAAGTATTACGGCCACGCCAAGAATGAGGAAGGGATAGGCGGGTGGACTTTCGACTGTCCCAAGTGCAACGGGACAGGAAAGATAGGTGACTCTGATTGCGACAAGTGCGATGGGACGGGTGGTGTCTACGAGAGTGGGAAGCACTACAAGCCAGAAGAGGGGCAGAACGCATGGTGCTATCGTCACGACAAGACAGTGAACGAGCACAACGATGATGAACTCGATGAGGATGAAGAGAAAGGGACAGAGAACTATGAAGAGAAACCAGAAGGTTGTGGCCCTGATTGTAAAGACCCTAATTGTGACTATGGTGGCCCCTGTGATTGTGGGGATTGTGAAGGTTGCACCGATGAAACAGGAGATTGGATTCCAGAGAAAGGAGAGCCAGACCCTAGCAATCCAGACAAGGAACTTGATAAAGACCCTGACATCCCAGAGCCAGCCGAGCCTACAGAGCCTACGTCTCAGCACGTTACAGCCGATGGGCTGGACGTTCCAGACAAGGTTGAGATACCTGAAAGGCTCTACAACGACCTCATGATGATGATTGAATACTCCACGACCAACGACAACGAAGCGGGTGGCTTTCTTATCAAGGCTAAACACGGTGACTTGGGAGTTGTAGGGGAGCAGTTTGGCAAGGATAGAGAGATAGTTTTGGAGCCTAACGAGCAACTTCATGAAGGAGAGGAGTTGGTAGGCACAGTCCATATGCACCCTGTCACCCCGACAGCCAGCACAGGGGATGTGGCTGGCTATCTCAACGATGAGAACGAGAAGGTCATGGTAGTTGTGGGAGCCGACAAGTCTATCAATGTCTTTTTCAAGACCTCTTTCACGGCAGAGGGCGACTACGGGGATGAGATTTCAGACAACTTCGAGCAGTCCGATATGGGGATGCTGGCAGAGGGTCTGGGCTTTATATGGTATAGAGGAGAGGAGTCGGATAGGACTGTCCTCAACATCATCACCAATGTAGTGGATGATGTGGAACTGAATGTCGTGGACGAGACTTGGCCTATAGAGGACTTGGTAAAGGCTTTGGGAATCAAAGGCGTAGACCAAATTCCTTCCGAATACAGCACCAAGAAGACTCCACTCAAGTTGCAAATTCCCTTCAGTTTCCGTTGTAAAGATGCAATTCTTACAGGATAGGGGATATACTATATACCCTTTAAAAGAGAACCCTTATAAGACATGGAATCGAAGGGTATGCTATGTCCGTAACCTCAACAGAGATAACCGACTACCTCAAGGACAGGGTGATGTTCATCCTTTCGGCCCTTGAGTTTGCCGTAGTGGGCGGCATCGGCGGAAGCGTTGTTGGCTACTTCATGGGCTATCTATCGCAGATACCCTTTGTAGGCAACCCTCTCGCCACCCTTGGTGCGCTAGGCGCAACCGCAGGGTTCTTCGTCCCATTTGTAAAGAGGGCAATCAAGTCTGCATAGACAACTAGCCCTCTTTCTCTTTTTTTCCAGTTTACTCCATAGAAGGTTTATAAAATGTTTATATAGTCCAAAATCCTACACAAGTATAGATTCTTGTGAAGATTTGCAAAGGCTGGATTGAAATCCGTGAAGCCGACAACTACTGGCACTCTGTCATGAGAATCACAGCCCTTATCCCTCAAGCCCCAGACGTAACCGCCGTCCTGTTCGATGTGGACAACCTTAAGGCCGTCAAGCCCATTGCCAGCAACAGGGGTATGCCGCACGACATTTCTGACGAAGTGGCCTTTGACTACGACAAGGACAAGGAATGGGCGCACTTCGATACTTGGATTCGGCCCTCTGAAATCGCCCAAGTCTTCAAAGTCAAGGAGATAGTGAAGGGGTGGTCGGTGGTCTTCTCTCTTATGGGTGTCTTGGGAGAGATATACCAAGACCATAACGTGCGATTAATTTGTTGGTTCATATAGCCACAATGTTTATAAACCCTAGAAGCAAGGGATATGCTATGAGGTCGAAGAGTCTCGCATCCTACGCCATAGTCCTGACGCTCATCGCTCTTGCGTTGACCCTCAGTCTTGCTCCTGTATTGGCTTGCACGACCACTTCATCCACCACCCCAACTAAGACGGTAACAGTTACAGCAACGTCTACAGTGACGACACCAACCACTACCACAGTGACACAGACACAAACCAATACCGAGACTCAGACCTCAACACAGAATCAGACTATCACCCAAACTCAGACACAGACTGTGATTCAGAACCAGACCCTAACTCAGACAGAGACGACAACTCAGAACCAAACCCTAACCCAAACTCAGACCACAACTCAGACTAAGACTCACACAAAGACGCTCTCGCCAATTACAGTGACAACTACACAGATTCAGACAGAAACTCAAAATGTCACTGTAACTCAAACCCAGACTCAGACTGAGACAGGGACAGTGACAACGACTACTCTCACAGTAGTCCTCATCAAGATAGGTGGCAATGTAACAATGACAACCACTGTCACCACAACCCTTCCACCTGTCACAAGCACAGTTACTCAGACGGTGACTCCAACAAATACGTCTACCGCGTCTTCAGTCCAGTCCTTCTCCCTTGGCGAACTGTTGGGCATAGGACTCCTTCTGTTCATGATAGGACTCTTGGCTGGCATAATCATTGATGCCGCCTTTCTTGTAGGGAAGAACAAGGAGTCTAGATAACGACTCCGAGCAGATAGAGTATCGTTAGGATTGTGGCTGTGAAACCTGCCGCCCCACTTAAGGTGATGCCAACCTTCTTTGCAAAGTCCTTGTAGTCTGTAGACGTTCTGTTGACCGATTCGAGTTTGCCGATTCGGTCTGCCATCAGGGTGCTGTTGTGATTCATAATGGCACAACTATCCTTAATCGCGTCTACCTTTACTGTAAGTGTGGCTATGTCAGCAGTGCTTTGAGCCATGAAACTGGCCAACTTCCCGTTCAGTTGGAGCAGTAGTTCTCGAATCGTGTTTCCGTTGTCACTCATCATGCTTCACCCTTCTCTGGCTCTTTCGCTCTAGGTTCTGAAAGGATGTCGGAACTAGGCTCTGGCTCTGCTAGGTCTCCAACTGGATAGCCCATCGCTTTGGCATCCTTTAGCGTCTGTGAGATGTTGTTGAGGAGTTCTATGGCCGCATCTATCTTGTCCATGTCGAGAGTCTCAACATCCTTTACGAACTCTTCAATCCCTTTAACAAGGTCGCTTGCGTCTACAAAGGCTTTGTCTAGGGCGTGTTTGACTGCGCCAGCGTCAAGAGGCGTTACTTCCTCTTCTCCTTTTGGCCCTGTTGTTCCTGTTAGTAACTCAAAACATCTATCGCAAAATGGGCCTTCACCAACATCATCATAATGGCCTTTTCCATCATAATGATTAGTGCATTCTATACAAGAATACTCTTCTCCCTTTTCTGCTTCCGCAAGGGCTTCCTCTGCTTCCTTCATAGCCTTCTCGTCATAGTAGGCGTGTTCGACACCCCTCACCTTGTCTATCTCAGTCATAGGGTCATCACGGCTGTAGAAGTCCTCTACCTTCTTGACAGCCTCTTCAGCCTTTTGCAAGGGGGATACCATATACCTGTCAAGGCATATAAAGCGAAAGGGCTATTTAAGGATGCTGTTACTTCTGAGGAGTGGCCTTCTTGAGCCTATCTATCTCGTCCTGAATCGTCTGTTCTGTGAACGGCTCTTCCTTCAGGAACCGCCTCTTGAGGTCTTCGATTCCCTCTTCGAGTTCTTCTATCCTCTCATCAACATCCTGTTCTCCCTTGGTGAAGATGTCGCCCTCTGCTTCTAGCGGTCTCTCTCCCTCTGGCGCAGTTTCTTTTCCTAACTCAGACCCCGGTTGGCCGGGTCTTGAAGCCATCTCACGGTCTGGACTACCGAAGGTTGGAGTCCCTTCTCTAGTCATTCCCTGCCCACCCACACCTGCCATCGGTGGAACGGTTTCGCCTAACTCTTCAGTCAACTCATCTTCATCTATAGGCTCGAAGCCTAGTGCCTTTCTCACTTCATCTCTGGTGAGGATGCGGCTTGCATACAGAGGCATATAGGTCTTGGCCTTGTCCTCAAGGGAGTCCTCTTTGACTGGCTTCCAGATGAACTTCGGAACGTCATACTCATGGATGAGTTCGTCGGCCACTTTGCCATACAGAGACCTCATGACCATTATCATCACCGTCCTCTCTAGTTGGCTGTTGAGGGACTGGCGATTGCTGTTGATGAATGTGAAGTATCCTCTCTCTACTGTCTGGGCTGTTGCCCTGTTCAGACCCGCAGGGTCGGTGAAGAACTTCGGCACTGAGAGAGCGTAGGTTCTCATGTTGTGGAGCCATTGAAGCCAGAAGGATGTAGACTGCATTCTGTCAATGGGTGGGTTGATTGGCTCTACATGGATTGGGGTAGCGGCTCTGACTACGATGGACTGTCCCGGCTGGCTAGTCTGGAAGTATTTCCTCACTGCTTGATACTGTGCCGTAGTCACTTCCTGTCCCATTATGCCTTGGTCATTCATGCCAACATGGACTAGGAACATGGGCTTCAGGAAGACGTTCATGATGGCTCCCATCGTCTCTTCATAGTTCTTCATGAGTTCCTGATGGAAGAGGATGGGGCGTAGCATTGAGACACCGTAGACCGATTCATACGTCCATGAAGTGGGCATATAGCGGAGATGAATCATCTCATCTGCTAGGAAGGTGACTAGAGGGAACACATAGTATTGGACGTATCCAAGGATGGTTCCATAGGCATCCCTTCTGACCCGCATATACATGGGGTCAAGGGGCTTGAATCGGGTAATCTCTCCGTAGGGATTCTCCAATTTGTGGGTAGGATACATCTTGTTGTGCCTATCCGCGATGTCCACTCTGTCTGTCCACCAATAACTGTCCTGTCCGTTCTTGCCTTCGACCTCATAAGAAATTCTGAGAGCCTGAAGGTCGTGGCCAGTTTCGTGACAATACCAAGTTCTGACGACCTCAGTATACGAGTTGCCGAAGACTAGCATATCCTTCACCATTATCTTCAGAAGGTTGAGGAAATCGTGCCTATCAAGAAATTGCTTGATGTCCTTAATCACAGTAGGCAGAGGATAGTCTAGTTCGTAGCCTTGAGAGATGGTCATCTGGGTGTGGAAGTCTATCGTGGCCCTAATGAAAGGCTCCTGAACGTAGTATTGCTTGTATTTCTGGTAGTCTTCTGTCGGGACTGCACCCCATATCTTCTCCCATACAGCAACGTAAGGATAGACTGTGAACCCAAGTCCAAGTCCGGGCAGTTCCTTAGTCGCATACTCTTCCCAAGCAAAGTCTCTCCACCAAGCCTCACCCCTCTCTATCTGTCCAATCTGCGTTTCGATAGGTGGTTTGTATGAGGCGGATAGGGTGGGGTCGTCCAGACTCCTTGGAGAACCTGTTTGCCTTGGGCCGATTATCCTAGTCGCTCGTAACGCACGAATAACGGCGTTCTCGTCCTGACTGGAATCTTGTGCCGCAGACATCCTTATCGAAGGTATTTAAGCGTTCTGCTCTATTTAAGGATTATCTGGGATGGGTAACTGCCATCTGCCCTCACGGAGCAGACCCACTCTCGTTTGTCTGTGGTAGCAAGAGTGCTCGAAAGTTGCTATCCATCCCAAGGCTTATATACAACCAAGCCCTTTTAAACCTTAGTATGAGTGACAAGTCGGTTACGAAGACCCTTGATTGGCCTAACCACCGAGTAGGTTCCTCACCTTCAGACCCCATCCGGTTTGAGGATGAAAGGGAGTTCAACCCTGCCATAAGTGAGGGATTTGAGGCGATGGCAGACGAAGACTGCGACCTACATAACAAGCCCTACAAGGAGCATTCTCAAACCGAGTTGGATGAGGATGTCACGGAAGTCATGCCCGATGAGAAGGGAGAGGTCAATCCTATGACCGAGCCTCACGACATTGCGCCCTATGACCAAAATAAGGTGGTTGATATAGTCAACAGGATAGAGTCAACCCAAGACTATGAGACCCCAGAGGACATGGCTGTAGATGTTCAGTATCTCATTGATACAGGGGTCATCTACGAACTTCAGGGTTCCTACCAACGGCTGGCTCAGTCTATGATTGACGCTGGCCTCTGTCATGCCCAGACCACAATGCGGGAACAGCAAGACCCCTCTCAACAGTTGAATCCTACTAGCCAACAGAACGTCACACCCTTCAGTCAGGGCCAGTATATGCCGTCTGGAAGCGAGACGATTTCACCAATCATGCCTCAAGCCCCTATGAGAGAGGAAGACCCAAGCCTTTGGGTGGAGCCTTGTCCAATGTGTGAAGGCACTGGCACGAATGAAGTAAGTGGCCGTCCCTGCGATTATTGCGAAGGGAAGGGTAAGATTCCTAAATATGAAGAGGGCGGAGACATAGACGACACGACTCTAGAGGATGTGCCAGAAGACTGTGGGCCTAGTTGTTGCGACATAACGGATGAGGGCGGTTGCGATTGCGGAGATTGTGCAGGGTGTCTGGGAGACGAACCTAAAGTAGACTGGCGCGATTTGGATGAGGAACTCAAAGACCCACGCATTGGGATAGACAAAGAGAAGGGGAAGGACAAGGAGAAGTCCATGTCACCAGAGGCCCAGAAGATTTCTGGCACTGACCCCGCGAGTGTAGAGGCCAAGGAGAAGGCGAAGCCCAAACTTGAGGTTGATGTCTCTGACAAGATTACCGTTCTAGGCAAGACGGGTTCGGGCAAGACCAACCTCATCAAAGTCCTCATTTCTGACATTCTGCCAGACTTCAAGTTCGTCATTCTGGATGCTCTTGGCAACCTCAGTGAGTATGACGGCCAGCCTAACATGGATTATCATCAGGTCACGCCTTCCGACCAAGCGACTGTGGATGAGGTAATCTACAATGCTCTCGAAGCAGGAAACTGTATGGTCGTCATGGATGAGGTAGACCGCTATTCAGCCAAGCCAGATTCGATGCTCAACGAGTTGGTGAACTTGGGTCGGAACTATGGTGTCGGTGCTATCTTTGCGGCCAGACGCACAGCCGATGTGAATAAGGACATCTTAGCCAATTCGCCTTTCATCTTCACGTTCCAACACATCCTGCCTCAAGACCTAGACGTTCTGATTGACTGGTTCGCCCAACCTGAAGAGACCTTTAGAGACCTACAGGAGTTTGAGGCCATACTCTTCAAGGACGGTGAGCAGGTATGGGTAGGCAAGGTTCCAGAGAAGCCAACGACCAAGCCCACTGCCAAGCCCAGACAGCCCAAGAAGCCGAAGGGTAAGGATAAGGACAAGGAGCCAGAGGATAAGGAGAAACCAAAGGAGAAGGAACCAGAGAGTAAGGAGCCAGAACCAAAGGAACCAGAGTCAAAGGAACCAGAAGCACCACCTGAAGAGAAGCCAACAGAAGAGCCGCCCGAAGAGGAGCCGCCCGAAGAAGCCCCAAAAGAACCAACTGAAGAGAAGACTGAGGAGAAGGAAAGGGTGCAATGGTGCGCTGGATGTGGTGGGCAGTTCGAGTCTAGGAAAGACCTCTTCACCCATCAGAGACAGACAGGAGATTCAGGAACTATAGAAGGGACTGCGGAGAAAGCAGAGGAACGCCCGTTCAAGTGCGACCAATGCCCTGATGCTTACAAGTATGAAAAAGATTTTTTGAATCATATTGTAGAGAAGCACTCATAACTCTTAAATACTAGAGTCACCCTTCATATACTTGATGTCTAATTGTAGAGTATGCGGAGCAGTCCTAACTTCTGCCAATTGGTGGAAGGGAATGCAAAGACATAACAACAAAATGTGCAACTCATGTAACTCGAAGAAGACTATTGCTTACCGTAAGAATCGTTATAAGGATGACACAGAGTTTCGTGGCCATGAATGTGCGAGAGGTAAAAGGTCTAGAGATAAACTCAAACTTGAGACTTTTATTCACTACTCTGGAACCAATCCACCCCAATGTGCCAATCTCTTTGGAGAGCATAAGGAACCTTACACAACGATTGCCGCTTTAACTATTGACCACATTGATGACAATGGAGCAGAAGAGAGAGAACGAATCTTCCATAACAAACATAAAGCAGGAATTGACTTTTACAGGTGGCTCCGAAAGAACGGCTACCCAGAGGGATACCAAGTATTGTGCTTCAACTGTCAATGGATAAAGAGAGACAAAGACTTAAAAGGTAGGATACCTCAATTACTTAGTTGACAAGCATGGACAGCACTGATGCGTTTGTTCTCGCTACTGCCTTTGTGTTCGGTCTCGTCTATGCTCTCATAGAACTTACTTTCGTTCACGCGCCCACCTACCTTTCCTTTGCTCTTGGCCTTGTTTTGGTAGGTGTAGCATACATAAATTATGAATGGAAGTTGTGGGGAGCAAGCATTTTGGTTGCCACCGTTACAACCATCCTTGCCTACAACCTTTGGGAATACATTCTGAGGCTGTAGAAATGCTTATAAGGCATTGAAGTGAGACTCTATTCATGGACAAACGGACACTGAGAGCGAGAATCGAGAAGAAGGACATCTCGAAGAACGAAATCGCCCAAGTGATAAAGAGGCCGATACCACCCTGTATATGCGGAAGACCTGCCTATAGATTGAATGAAAATTACCCTTCAGTGTGTAGTCAATGTAATGAACCTGATGGAGTTTGTGAATGCAAACCTGTTGACGAAAAGACGAAGACGCTAATATCCTAGAGGCCGTTTCCCTCTAAGTCTTCCAGCCTTGCATTGAGAAGTATCCCTCTCAGCACATCTTCTGGAAGTCGTTCCTCTAAGGTTGAGATTTTGTAGGCTTCGTCAAGGGACTTGAGCAGTGGGTCTATCTCAGACCGATTGCCTTTGTATGGCTCGAAGAAGAGGTTCCCTGTGTTGAGATAGGAGATTCCCATTCTCAGCAGTCGTAGTATCATGTTGACCTTCTTGGGTCTGAAGTCTAGTTCGTCCTGATAGAGTTTGACGTTGTGGACGGCCATCCCTCTGCAAGAATGGTAGAGGTTTCTAGGCGGGTGCTTCGTGAAGAGGTCAACCAGTTCCTTGTGGACAGGGCTAGTCTGTTCCACGATTGGAGACATCACACCTATGACGAAGTTGAGGTTGCCCTTTAGCAGTTGGTTCACTACGGTCTGTATCTCATGTCGGGCTATGTCTCTATTGCTCTCCTTGTGAGGCTCGAAGAAACTTCGTATCCCACCCGTCCCTCTGAGCAAATCTAGGGTCGGGGTCTGGTAGCATTCAAAGACATCCGTATCGGAACCCTTATGTTCCATACTCCATATGTGAGCACCTGTCACTGTTTTGAACAGCACTTTCATGCTTCATTCAACCTCTGAATCTGTTGTTGCACCTGTAGTAAGCAGAGACGAGACCACACTTCGGGCAGATGGTAAGCGGTATCGGGTCTCCCCAGAGTTTGACCTCTCGACCTTTGAAGACATGGACACCGTTCTTGCCATGCGGTGGCATACATTCAGGAAGTCCATCCTTCAGCCTTGCTCCATGTTGGTGGCTGGCTATCGTGCATTCCTTATGGGGTTGGCTCATGGTGTATCTCCTGTCCACAACCAATAGGCAATCTCAAAGACCACGATTGAACTACCAATTATCAAGCCAATCATTCCAAGTAAGACGAGTAGGCCAATCGCAATTGGCCATCCTGCTAAGAGTATAGTCGCTCCTTCGCTAATGCCTATCAGAAAGGCAACAGTCAATATCTTCCGAAGGTAGTTCCAAAGGTTACTCTCAGGTATCGGGGCAGGGTCTCCGAGACTCATCTCTTCTTCTCCCCTTCATGCGTTCTTTGTTCTAGAAGATGTTGATGCGAAGTATGCCTACGCTTCTTGATGACGTTCCACTTCTTGCGTCTTGCGAAGGTCATTTAGAAGAGAACTCCGTTACCATCCAAAGGATGAAACTAACCGCACAGACTTCTGCTATGATGACTAGGCTTCCAACATCGAAGTTCCATGCAAGGGCAATCAGAGCCAACCATGCTAGGAATGTCACTGCTAGGGTTAGGAATGATGCAAAGAACAGCACGAAGAAACCCATGCTCCATGTCCACTTCGTCTTCAACTTTGGTGCGGGTATTGCCATATCACTACCCTCTCCTCTGCGGGTATTTAGGTGTTTTCCCTGTGGCTCTACAGTAGTCTTTGTAGACCTGTTCCGTGATAGCATCGGCCTCTTCGTTCTCTTCTCTGGGTATCCATTGGAACTTGAGGTTGGCGAACCTGTCTCTCATGGCCTTGGCCTTGAGATAGAACTCCAAGTAGTATCCCTTCACGGCTTTCCATTCACCCGACATCTGCTTGGCCAGCACTTGGGAGTCGGTGTAGACAATAATCTCCCTATACGATAGACACTTCCTTTCTAGAGTGTCTAAAGCATCGAGCAAAGCCCGATACTCGCTGACGTTGCTCGACATACCCTGTCCCTCACCTATGAAACCCGCACCCCTGTAGATTTGCTTCTTGCCATCTCTTATGATGCAAGCGTAAGTCCCTACTCCGTTAGGGTTCTTCTCTGCACACATTCCATCTATGAATACTGTTATCATCTCTGCACTACCTCTATCACCTTGACCGACTTGAAGATGACGCGCCATTTGTTCTCGAAGAACTTCTCCTTGCCCAAGACCTTGACAATCATCAGGTCTCCATCTGGCTTTGGTTTGACCTTGCGGTTCAAGACGAACCCCAACACGGCTCTGGCTCCGGCCACAGTCTTGGCGGCTGAGATTCCATGCTTCCCACCATACCTCATTCGGTCTGTAGGGAGTAGGATTTGTCTGGCGTTCCCCATCCCCAGACTGTAGAAGTTGCCGCCCTTGGTGAACACGGCCTTGTAAGCGAGACTCATGGGTAGAGCCTCATGCTGTATGGGACTTCAAACTTCCACTTCTGTTCTACAATGTGTGTGTTTACGAAGTGCTTGAGGATAAAGGCTCTGTGCCGTCTGGGGTCGGGCTTCATATCGGCTCTATCAATCTCTAAGGTGTAGACGTAGACGGTCTGGCTCCCGCTTTCGTAGGCTCGTCTGAAGCCGAACTTCCATGCGTCTCTTATGTTCTTGGTGACGAAACTTCCCTCTAGTAGACAGTTGAGTTCTTGGTCGGTTCCATGATAGACTTTCATGGCGGTCTAAACCCATGAACGTGACCGTAGCAATCACAGACCGCAGGAGCAGAAGAAGGGCAACCACAGGTAGGGCATCGTTTATCTATCAAGGTATATCGGCCTCATAGATGATGTCTCCCTTCTCATCTGAAACCCACGCGCTCAGTATCTTCCCTATGATGTTCTCGACTGAGGTTCCCTTCCCATCGTAGACGGGTTGGCCTATCATGCTGTGAGCAATCTCCCTTAGAGATTCAGTATCAAGGAGAATGTCGAATGAGCCTTTGAGGTCGGTCTTTGTTTTCAGTTTGAGGGTGTGTTTGCTAATCATCTTTCGGCCATCTCTTTAGCCTCTGCCATGAGGTCTTCGTATGGTGCGTAGGCTTCTATCTCGATGTCAATCTTCTTGGTCTCGGAAGGCGTGGTTGTGTCAATCGAGAAGTAGACTCTGGACTTGCTAGGCTCGTCTTTCTTCTTCCAGAACTTCAAACCTACCAACGCCGACCCCTCTCTTTCATCATCTGAATCAGGGTCTTGAGCCTTTCATCCAACAACTTCTGACTTGGGTTCCTTGAATATTGAATATCTATGTCTTTGAGAATTTGTTCTGTTGTTAGTTGAGATTCAATAACAACTGCCTCTTCTGTCATTTTATCTCTTGCTTCTAGTGCTTTGCTCATATTTTCATCTTCATAAGACGATTGTGAAGTTTTTCACGATTTGTTATTTGGCCTTTATCAAGTGGCCTTCCTTGTCCGACATGATTAGAATCCATTGAATCTTGAAATTCGATTCCTATCTCTGCTTGCTCACCTTTTATAACAAGGTAGGGACATACTGCCTCAAGGAAGTCTCTAGCCTTTCTTGCTCTCACAACGAAACGCCACAGTGGTTTATGATTTACTCTCTTAGAGGGTATTACCACTGCCGCACCCATGTTCCATGTATCTTTCAGCCAATGAATCATACGTTTATCTGTGTTCACAATTTGAACAATTAGTGTATAATAGGGTCGTACAGACGTAGGATGCTGTGTTTTGTTTATACCGATACAACCCTCTCCATCAAGTAAGCCAGCAGAATAAGCAATATCACATTTGTCCATGTTCATACCCCTTGTTCTGAGGGTTTATAAGGATTGCTCAATGGTAGGGATTCCCCAATAGTATGACGATGACTATCGCCAGTAGCATCAGAAACATGACGGCCCAGAACTGTCGTTGGTTCAAAGTTCTCCCTCAAGTAGTGTAAGCACTTGGAGCCTTTGCTCTATCAGTTTCAGTAAGGAATTTGCAGAGTTCGGGGCCAAGTCCATAGACCTTAGAATCTCTATGGCTGAATCAATCCGCTTCTTCTGAGTCTGTTCCCTCTTGGAGAGGGCTTCGTAAGGCTTGAGAGAGGTGATAAGATAATTCAGCATTCCAATCATCCCGCCTTTTCCGTCTGGGTCTGCATTATTGTCTAAAATCTCAAAATGCCTCATTACCTCTAATCTCTCCAATACCTTCGGAAGCGGCTCTGCGAATTCTTCCAGCGTCTTGCCGTCGCTCATGGATTAACCACCAAAGAAATCAAGCCCAAGACCAGTAGCGCGATGTTTATGATGAGGAATGCTGTCATCCTTCTTGTCCACACTTCATCTAGTTCCATGTCATGCACTCTCTTCGGCCTCATCTACCTCTAGTTCCTCTGCTTGTGCTTGCTTGCGCTTGACGTTCTGTAGAGTCGTGAGGGTTTGGACGGCGGCTGTTGGAAACAACTTCTTGTAAGCGGCTTCAAAGAACGGGGCATCGTCCTTCGTGCATAGACACGCTAGACTACCATCAACGAAGAGAGTTCGGTTGAAGTTGATGTGCTGTGGTTCGCTCAAGGCAAAGGCCACCACGCCATTAAAGCAAGAAAGACCACAATGATAACCCAAAAAGGCCAATCTTCGCTCATGGACTCTCTACAATCACGACAATTCATTATACTTCTCCCATTAGTGTGGCTGGCTGTGCTTTGTATTCGTTAATGACACATTCCATAGAGTCATAGTATCGGCATCTCTTTCCAGTCCTAAAGAAGATTCTAACTTCGATTGACCCTATTTCATTTACGATGTCTTGACCACACCACGCGCATATCTTGTTGCTCATTTCGCTTCCTTCTCCTTCATCTTTGCCTCAGTGAACTTGTCCAAGGCTTCTATTAGGGCTTCGTCATAGATGGTGAAAAGAGCGCATCCTAGCATTTCATCTGTTACGTCTTTTACTCCATCCAACTGATAATCGCGGGTAATAGCGCAATAGAGCAACTGGCCTAGCCTCAGACTAGGGTAGGCATCCATCGCTCTAACCAAACTGGACAGCACTTGCCCTGTCATGTGGACTTCTCGGTGGTATCCCTTCATGAACTCATGGAACATTCGGTCTTCTTCTGCAATGTCTTTCTCTTGTGTAGGAGCGACAGCGAAGGGAGTCACACACATGGCTGGCCCTAAGTCTTTCTCTGCTTCGATGTCTTCCACTTGAGAAGGAAAGACTCTTTTCTTTCTCATCTCTTCATCTATTTGATGGGCCATGAAGTCTGGCTCTTCCTCTTCATCTTGGTCTTCGCTCAATCGAATGCACCATGCTCTGATGCTTTGACAAAGGCCCAGATTGTGAACAGGATTGAAGAGAGGAATCCGATTATGGCACAGAACCATCCAATCATAATTATGACTATGCCGATGCTAGACGGAATGTCGGTTGGGTTGTAATTGGCCATGTAGTTCCATCCGCCTAGACCGACCATCACGCCCACATACGCGATACTAAGCACTGACAACAGAGCCAGCAATGCCACGACTATTGGATGTTTCATAACACTACCCTAGTCTTAAGGCTATTTAAGGATTTTAGGTCGGGTGTTATTCTTGAACTCGACCCACCCTTTGTTGATGTCTTCTGGACTCATCTGCCCCATCTCTTTAAAGATGTGTGAATCTGCCAGTAGTGTCGCTCTGTCTGTTTGGTCGTCTCCATTGAAAGGCTGACTGCACGATACCAGTTCCTCAATAGGGGCAATGTAGAGTTTACCGTCCAAGCCAAAGGCCACTACGATGAAAGTAGGTATACCAGTGCGTTGCATACGCGGGATACCTTTGTCCCTTATGCCAGCGTTAATCCTGATGGTTCCCTTTCTCAAGAAGCCAGAGTCGTAAGCATTCAATCCTTTGATGTCAAACCGCTTTTGCGCCGTTGTATCTAGCCAGTCGTCATCGGGTGTGAGAGTAGTGTTTGTCGTCCTTTCATACCATTCTTTGAACTGGAACTCTGCTACATTTCTCCATTTGCCAGTCTCCTTATCTTCGGCAACCGTCTCATCCATGTGCTTCAAACCACTACCGTTATATCCATAGGGGTCGCTCATCCAGATAACAACCCTATAGACTTGAACTTCTCAGATGCCCCAAGTAGTTTGTTGAAAGCATCAGCGTCTATTGCCCTTTGCAACTTTGTAGCGGAGTCTGACAAGGCTTCCACAGTCTTGTCGTAGTCCTTCTGAACGAAAGCACCCATCGGAGCGTATTCTCCTTCTATTGGTTTCCCATAGAGTTCTGGCGTTGGAGACTTTGGGCCGAACCATGTGCCGCAATACTCACAGTGCCTTGTAGATGGGTTGAAGGGCGCACCGCAACAAGAGCAATGCAAGGCCACAAGTTCTTCCTTTGGTGCGGCCAGTGGTGTCGAAGCCCTTACTACTGCTTCATGTGGAATGTCTTGCCATGCAAAGTCTTGCCACCACGCTTCGCCTCTCTCAGTCTCAGTAGGCTTCTTGTGTCTGAAGAAACTCATGGGTCTATAACCTTCCCTATCCACTTCTTTCTCTCTGCCTCTTCTTGTTCTTTTTGCGCCCTTTCTGCCTTTCGAGCCTCAAACCATCGTTCATCTGAATAGGAAGACTCAAGCCGTTCATTGTAACTCTTCATGAACGCTTCTTTGAGTTTCACATCGTTCTGAAGGTCTCTCTCCTTTATGTAGATTGTGACATTGGTTACTCTAGGTTCCTTAGTTAGAGGGTTTACGACACTACCTTTGACATTGGCAGTTATCATAAGTCGTGGAGCCATCTTGTCAAAGAAGGTCTCTACCGTTGTCTTAACGACAGAGGTTATTGTGAAGTCCATCTAGACCCCATCCTCTTCGTCTGAATCCTCTTCCCATCCATCTTCTTCTCCACTCTCATCGAAGTCCTCATCCAGTTCGTTGTCTTCTTCTGACATAGCCTACCCTCTCTGCTTGGTGGTTTATAAGGGTTGCTCATGGTTTAACTCTTCTGCTCTTCGCGTTAAGCGTCTACAGACTGGACAATCTTCAGAGTTATGAGTGGAGTCTGGAAACGGATGCTCTTCTGAAAGCCCTTCGGTATAGGACGAGCCACTACCCGTCAAGATGTCGGAGTAGAGACTTCTTACATCTTGGGTCGGAGAGTATTCTCCGGTGAAGCGAACATTGCTCACTGTGGCTCCTGTTCCTGATGTCACGTTGGGTGGTTGAATTGGTGTGCCTTGAACCGTCCAGTATCCTGTTCCCTCACCTTCTGCGCTAGGCCAGTATTCGGGTTGTGGTCTAGGCTCTGGCCTCTCTTTCTCATCGGTCTCCACCATCGAGTATTGGTAGTCTCCCACATAACACTGAGGGCATTTCTCAAGATGCAAGTCGCGGTTGCTAGTCTTGTAAGTGTGATTGCAAGTGAAGTAGTCCGTCCTCTTCCAAAAGGTCACTGTCTATCGCTCCCATCGTAGTCGCAATCAGGATTGACGCAGTGCTTGAATCCGCAAGTGTATGCTATCATTTCTCTTCCACACTTTGGGCAGGTCAATAGAGTCTCCCGCTTCCTTGGTCTATCTTCAGTTGGTTAGGGGTGCGCTCCACTATCTGACCCAACCTTCTTGCCAACGACTCGAAGTCGTCTGCAACCTCTACGCTGATGGGCATACAATGTCTTCCGTTGAGCCAGTAGTCTACGATGGGTCTAGTCATTTTGGATGCGTCCTATTGTATTCTTTGATACATTCTCCACACATAAATACGTCCTTGTAATTGCCCTTTCCTATAGGGATGCTAGTTCCCATGTGCGCTTTTCTGCCTAAGTGCTTAGTGCATTCCCACTCTATCAATCCATGCTCTCTGAGGAGTTGGGCATCATGGTCTGAAAGGTCTACCACACCTAGCCAATACCAACTGTCTTGGTCGTCACAAGTTGGGTAGTAGTCTCCGACTTTGAGGACTTTGCCTTGTCCCATCTTTAGAGCCTCTTCACTATTCACATAGATTGGCTCATAGTGAATCTGAGAGCCTACTTTGAACTTGTCGAACTTCACTTTGGCTTCACTATCATTGTGCGTGGGAGTGGACGCTGATGCTTCCCATGTGTGATACAGTGTCGTGTGTGGTGTTTCACGCACCACGCCCTCTTGTGAGGACTCCGCATCTTACCCTTGACTCTTCCTTTTGGTTGTTCTGTCACTTGATTATCACCACATTGCTAGGCAATGGTGGGGTGTCGTCTATGTGACGACCACACTTTTGACATCTGTAGCATTCGATGGGTGGGTAGGTCAAGACTGTTGTATGGGTCATCCTTCCACCACACTTGCCGCACTGTATCTGCTCTTCGGCCATCATTTGTCGAATGTCACCAGTTGCCTCAGTGCTTCCTGTGAGAACGGTGGCTTGGAATCAACCGCGACATCGTGCCATTCTCCATCCCAATACAGTTTGATGTATCTCATTCTACTTGTGACCTCTTAACGTGGTTGTCACATATCACGAAGTCCAGTATCTTCCAGTGCATAGGGTCTTCCACATCGAAGACGAACCAACAGCCGCACATATACTCTAGACGGAAGCGTTTCATCTGAGTTGGCTCACGCTCGTTATCTTAACTAGGTCTGTCGGATGCTTGGTCTTAATTGAAGCGGTTGCCTCTTCGGGGCTGTTGGCCTCTATCATCTCGCTAATCTTCGTGTAGGTGTCTGGCTTCGTGGCTTCTCCGATGAGATACGTTGTGCGATAAAGACCCAACTAATTTCCCCTTGTCTGGTCTTCCATGTCTTGGAACTCCCAACTGCACCACACGCACTCTTCTAGCGGTGTCGCTCCTAGAACGATGTGATTCTGGTCATGCTCTGCTTTCGTTGGGAAGACGTATGCCATACCCTACCCCTTCCTATGACCCCTTATAAGGGTTGTGGCTTCCTTCTCGTCTAGAGCGTTGGCTATCGTGAGCAGTTCCTTCAGAAGTCTCTCTCGGAACGCAGATGGCAGTTCATTGAAGACGCTCCATTGCTCTACCTTATAGCCTTTATCGTATCCTGCCATGACCCATTCGTAGAGTTTCTGGGTGTCGTCCTTATCCCGAATCTTGATTATGATGTAGGGCATTCTCTCAACTCAATGTGGGCTGTAGTCGTGGTATTCGTTGTAAGGTGGATAACGTGAGTAGACTATCTGAGGCACAGGTGGATAGACCTTTGGTTCGACCCTTACCAATGTCCATCCGTTCTTCTCGGCTATCTTCTTTGCCGCTTTGTAAGCGGTCTCCAAGTCGAAAGCATTGTAAGATGGCAACTCTTCTTTGAGAATTGCCTTTCCATCCCTGTAGGTTGCGATGTAGGTCATGCTATCTCCAACCCCGATTCTAGAGCCGCGATAACCGAGTCAATGTCTGCTATCTTGTAGTAGGCCCATTCCCCGTAGTCTCCTAACTCAGTATATCGGGCCTTTCGTAGAAGTTGTGCGAGTTCTGCTTTGCTCATAGTCCTACTAGCCTCTTGTTCTCTTCACGTTGCTTCCATCTGAGAAGGTCTGCAAGGTCTCGCTCCATCCTTCCCATCTCTGTAGAGTGTTGCTTCACTATCATCTCCAAGTAGTAGATGCGCTCTTCTGTTGTGGCTGTCATGCTATCTCCCCACATGGCATGGGCCATCGTTCTCATGCTCATCCCAACATCGAGTGCAGAGATATTGGCCGCAACCTTCGCACCACTTCTCCTTGAGACAACCATCGTCACAGTTAGAGCATAGTTCTCCGTTGTAGAATCGCTCTCCTAGTATCTCAGGGCTTAGTGGCTCTTGGCAGTTCGGCAGGGCTATGCTTGTCTTACTCATGCCAGCCCCTTTCTCCTGACCCTTTATAAAGGTATTGACCATTCTATCAATTCGCTCTTCTTGGTCGCTCATGGGTATGCCACCCACTTCGCTATCATGTAGTGGTCTGACCAACTTACGAACCACCAATTCTGAGTCCTCATCTTTATGTGCGCGAAGGACTTGCATCGTCTTGTCAGGTCAGATGTCATGGTAGTTTCACCGAGCATCCGATTGATTTCATGCGCTCATGAAGTGGTTGGTCTCTCCACTAACGTAGACTCTCATTGCACTTTTCACATGGCTTGCCACCATGCTTTATGTGCCAACATTTTGTGCAGGTGTTAGGATAAGCGGCACTTCGGTCTATCTTGAAGTTGCTTCCGCATTTGGCACACTTCAATGTGCCATGCCAATAGGTGCGCCAAGAGCCACAATTAGGACAAGGGATAGGAATCTGGTCGGGCTGGCGTGGGTCGGTAGGCATCGTCTTCAGACTCATTGTCTGTGTCTCCTAGACTCAACGGCCAGTATAAGGTTCTCAAGTCCTGATGGCTCGGCAATCTCCAACTGTCTCATTCTGTCTTTCATGCGACACTTTTGATGGAAGAAGTGAACCGAAGTAAAGTTGTCTAGACAATCGCTTGCCTTGTGGAGTCCCATTTCCTCTAAGAGTAAGTGGGTCTTTTCGTGGCTGATGTAGTTCGTCATAATCTGGACGGTAGCATAGCCAAGGTAGGAATGCCAGCGTGAGGACGGAAAGAAGTAGGCGAATACCTTGCCCCTCTTCCTAGTTCCCATGTTGGGAATCTCGTCTCCAAGTTCTGTAGAGACCTTAAGTTTCATGCTGGAACCGCGACTCCCTCTACGAACTCGCTCTGAATCTTCACGACCTCATGGTTCCTGTGCTTGAGCGTCCAGTCAATGGCCTCTTGTGAGTTGGAGCCGTCACCGTAGTAGGGAACGTAGGCCAAGTCCTTGAGACAAAGGTAGAGCGTCATTCAGATACCTCATGTGTGAAGGACAGATGCAGTGGCCAGTCTCCTCTTGGGTCAACCAGTTTGGAGTGCTTGAGACAGAGTTGAATTGTGAGCGACCCATTCTTCCAGTCTCTCGTCATGATTATGACTTTGCAATCGGGGCAATCCTTATAGATGAACTGGTCTTTCCCTTCGAGAGTAAGTTGCTTCATATTAATGTGAGCCTCATGGTTAGAACGGGTTTCCCTGTCTTGCTAGTCCCTAGTCTCACGACTTGGTATCCGAACTTGTTCAGCATTCCGATTGAAGGATGGTTCGAGACTCCCACCTTGGTCTGAAGGAACTTGAAGCCATGCTCCTTGGCCCACTGAATCTTTGCGTTCAAGAGAAGGGACGCTATCCCTGACCCACGACAATCGTGGTCTACCACTGTGATGGAATACTTGCTGTCCTTGCTCATGGCCGAGTATCCGACTATCTTCCCGTTCCTCTCTTCGATGAACCCGACCCGCACCCTTGAGCATTTCTTTGGGATGCCCAGAATGTGTCGGTCTCCGTTGGCTGTAATGAAGTCCACTATTGCTTGGTAGTCGGCAGGGGTGTAGAGTCTCATGTGCAGTAGTCCCTCAAGTATCCTTGTAAGAACAGGGTTAGGTCGTCCTTCGTTGCCCAGACTGTGAGTGTGTTGCCCTCTCGAAACATCTCACTGAAGACGTTCTTCAAGGCATCGAATGTCTCTTCGGCTTGCTCTGCCTCAGAGAAGACCACTTGAACCTTAAGACGACCTATCATGCTACATTCTATCCCATTCAGGATTCCAAGTGTCGTGATGTCTAAGGTCGTGCTGAATCAAGACAGGACTCTTCCTATATGGACAACCTATCAAGTGTCTAGGGTCTTCATTGGATGAGACCAAGGCTTGGCAAGTATCGCATCTGTAGTCTTGATGAACTCCCATGCTAATCACACGAATGGGCATCTATCTCGGCTTGGATTCCACGATTGAATGCTTCATCCGACAAGTCGTCTAACAACCTCTTGAACTCTTCCCTCAAGTTGTCGCTATTCTCTCTGAAGATAATCGTTCTACCAACTTCGGTGACTTGGTTTATCAAGGCATCCAACTTGTCTCTGGTCTCGGTCATGATTCCAACCCTCTCTCGCGCCCCTTCTTAAAGGTTGTTGCCGTTCTCATGGCCTCTGTCCATCGAACTAGGGTGTGGCCATTGACCTTGCTTCCGCAGACGAAGAGCATACGGAGTAAGCCTCTTGGCTTCCAATAGCCCTTACTCAGCCAGTGATGGAACCACGCTCTGATGTGTGAGTTGGTTCGGAAATTACAGTGGATGCAATAGTAGCGGGGCATCATTTGATTAGGTTCTCCCTTGCGCTTTCATCATCGAAGTTGTGGAAGGAAGTCGCGTGTCCGAAGTAGTCGAACCCGTTCTTGAAGATTCTGCCGCAATAGCCGCATCCGACTGCATCTGGCTCACGCCTAGTGCGATACTCACTTCTCACATAGTCTTGGAGACGGTCTCTGTATTGCTCGTCATCTTCCTCTTCCTCTCTGTAAATGCGGTCAATCATGTCTCCATTGTGCGTCTCTGATGGTGGTCTTGCTGTGTCTGATATTGGTCTTGTTATGTAGTCTCTGTCTGGGTCTGAGCCAACGAATGTAGGTATCGGTGGTCTGTAGTCTGGCGCGGTGTCTCTCACGCGCTCATGTGTGGTGTCTGTTATCGCTTCTGCATTGTCGTGAAGCATATGATTGAATCTCTTTCTGTCTACATGGGCCTCTAAGTATCCCAAGTTCTCGAAGACCACGTTGCAGATTGAGCAACCCACGACTTGGCTTACGTCCATCCCTGTTGGCATTCTCTCTTCCGGTGGCAACGCCCTGACTCTAGCAATGAACATCTCGAAGTTGTGTGTCCGTGTGTTGTGAGTCTCGGCTGTTCTCCAATTCTCATAACGCCATCGAGTCGTGCCTCTGTCTGGCGTATTGTGAATCTGTCGGGCCATGCTGTAGAGTCTGTTAGCAACCCTGACCTTCCAGACTATGAACGGCTCGTCTGGTCTTCGGGCCTTGTCGTTCTCTGTTAATGCGGTCTCAGCCATCGTCATCTCGGTCTCTTCCTCTTCGTCCACCTCAACTCTTGAGGGTCGAATCAGATAACCAAGGCCAAGGCATCGTTGGTTTCCACTACACCGACAAGCGTTATGTTCCCAATAGCGGCACGTTGGTTCGTAGCACACACATTGGATTTGGAGATTCAGATTGTTAACTGTCTCAGAAAGTTCCATTGACATCCTCTCATTAGTTGCGGTGTCTCGCTCTGCCATGCCTTTCACTAGGGTCTCATGAAGGAGTTCGATTTCCTTCACGGCACACTGCATCGAAATGTCTAGTCTAAGCGGCATGGTCTATCTCTGGGTCTCCGTTGATGCTAGGTAGTCCTCAAAGGCATGGGAGTCAAACCCTATCCCCTGATGTCTAGGGTCTGGTTCATGGCTCTCAGTGCGGCTGAACCCTTCGCCTATCTTGAAGACCTTATTGCCCCGATGTCCGATAACCTCTAAGTTCTTACAACTCAAGGCTGGCCTAGTTGTGGATTCCCAATCTACGCAAGTGCAGAAGCGGGTTCCATCGCTGTCTGACTCTACGAATGGGCAACGGTCATCATGGCATTTGCAGACTATCTCAAGTTCCTTTGTCTTCTCAAGCATCTTCCTCACTGTCCATTGCTGAATCTTCGAGCCAGCAAGTCTGACCATCTCAATGAGACGTTGCGCTTCCATGACTCTGCAAGGCAATGAAGTCGTCTTGACCTTCATCTTCTTGTAGTTGGTGATGGCTCTAGTCGCTGGATGGATTATTGTCATGCTAGGCTTTCAACCCATCTCTTGAAGTTCTTGGCGTAGCGATTGGTATCCTTGAGTTTCGGTGAAGTGTTTGCTTCGAGAATGTAAGCCTTGTCTCCTACCATGATTAGGTCTACGGCTCCGAAGTCCAGACCTAGAGCCTTGCAAGCCTTTACCGATTCGACTACCATCTCCTTGTAGTTCGGAACGGCCTCTTCCCTTTCCTCTCTCGCGTAGTAGACCAACTCCCACCCGTTCTCGAAGTTCCAGATAACAGGGTTCGGATTCTCTGCTGGCTTCTTCTCTGCTAGTCCGATACACTGGCCTTGGAAGATGTGAAGTCTGAACTCTCTATCCTTCTCCAAGAACTGGACGTAATATCCGCTTCTCCTTTCGCGGGGTAGGCTGTCCGTTGGTCTTAGGCGAAGGATGTCTTGGCCTTGAATGTGGTGCTTGCGTCTCCGAAGGAAGTCGCAACCCAACTCACGACACTTGGCCTTGGCTGTCTCGAAGTCGTTCCAGAATAGGGGTGCGCTGACTCCTGCCTCTAAGAACTTGGCGTGTGCCTTGTCCTTATGGAGATTGCCATTGATGGCTCTGGCTGGATTCAAGACTGCCTTGGCTCCCTCATCCAACTCTGGGAATCTAGTTGAACCCCACCGAATCACAACGTATTCCTCTCTTGGTCTGCTCGTTGGATTCCTCACAACCTCTAGCCCGTCCTCTTCGAGCCTCTTGATAATCCGTTCCGGTGTCTCGGATTTACTCACACCGCAGTCAATGAAGACGACTATCATTTTAGTAGTATCCCCTTTCGTGCCAAGCCTTGGCAATATCGCTCAAGTCTACGGAGTTGTCGTCTTGTTTTGCGGCTCCCGCAGGAACCTCTTTTGGGTCGAGAAGCACCGTCCCGTCTTCGTCTGCCATCTCTTCCTTGTCGCTCTTGTCTGGAAGTGCTTTCTTCTTTGGCTCGTATTTCTGTGTGATTGGATTCCATTCGGTCTTCTCCTCTTCAGGTGTCCCTTCCTTCTTAGGAACGAAGGCAACGATTGGCTCAGTGAGAGGGTCATTCGAGTCCTTCACTTCTACCCTCTCCTTGGCATCCGCTTCGCCTTTCAGAATCCTGATGGGGAATCCGTTCTCAATAAGGGTCTCTGGTTCCATCGCTCCTTTAGAAGGTGGCTGACCCGTAGATGCTTCCACTAAGGCATTCATGAATTGGGTGAAGGTCACATAAGAGCCAGACCTGTCGTTCAGTTCAAACTCTGTGAAGTTCGGAAGCCAGACCTTCAACTTGTAGTCGTTGCCATAACCTGATTTTCTGGGTGTGACTTCGACCCGCATCACGGCTCCCGCTATCCTAATCTTCTGGTCATTCTCCTTGAGTTTGATGCCCTTCGAGATTTTACTCTCGTCTTGGCCCGTCTTCCTTATCGGAATGTGGTCTGAGTTGTAGGACAATTTAGTTATTCCCCATGTCGAAGCACGTTTCCTTTACTAGCATTCCGTTCTGGTCGAAGCCACCGAAGCCTTGTTTGTGGTGAACTGTGCAAACCAGTCCAGCCTTGGGTCTGCAATCGCAACCCATCGGCCTCTGTTTTATCACGACGACCTCACGCTTTTGTCTGTTCAAGTCGTTCATGGGGTGCATCGCTTCTGAGAACCCACACCGTCCACAACTCCCTGAGTCTGTGTAGAACCTGCGCCCTGACTTGGGGTCTTCGTCTTCTATCTTCATATCTTGGTAGAAGTGCGTCTCTGGCCCGTCCTCTTTGTGGTTGCCAACTGCTCTGCTCTGGCCACAATCTTGGCAGTAGTCGCTCCCACCTAGTTTCTTGAACTCATGAGCCAAGTGGAGAACGCTGAAACTGGACTTCGTTCCGCACATACACTGAATGGTCGGGTAATTGAAGTCCCGCGTGAAGGGGTGTCTTTTGTCCCATTTGTCGTATTGGTCTTCTAGTTGGTCTTGTGTTTGCTCTGCGGCTCGGTTCCGATTCAGTTCTTGAAGAATTTTGTGGTAGGGTAGGCTCATCATGCACACATCGCAAGTTGCCATTCCTGAATCATCCTTCGTGCCAGATGGAACGAATGAGTGGTCTGATGGGTCGCTGTAAGTGTCGAAGTCTAAGGGTCGGCCCTTCTTGTCCACCATTGCTCTCATCTTTGCGTCCCAATGCGCCCCGTTTGCGATTGCCTTGTTGTAGTTCTGGGAAGAGAACCCTTTGACTCTTCCGCATTCCGATGGCATCACGCCCTGACCCTGTTGTAGTTCCCATGCCTCTGCGTTTTGAACTCCACCACCTAAGTCCCAAATGTCTGCGTCTGAGAAGACCTTGCGGTAGGTTCCGTTGCCAGCGTCTTGATAATAGGACGTTATCTGAGTCTGGCTCTTCACTTTCCACACATGGGCCTTAGTCTTGTAGGTCGTGCCTTTACCGTAGGCGATTGAACCGTAAGGCATCTCATCGAACTTGATTCCAAGTTTCTTGGCTTGCGCTTCGTCTAGCCATGCCTTGTCTGAAGAGACCACGATAATATCCCCGTCCTTGGTCTTCGAGATTCCAAGTGCTGACTCTGCCATCGCAACCCATTCGTCTGTCACGAAGTTGTAGAAGATAAGATTGGCCCATCCTGTGATGTCCATCTCCTTGACCTTCTCGGTGAACTTCTTGGCTCTCTTCTCTAGGTTGCTCTCGTTGATGTCGGCCCAGATGTGAATGAAAACTTCGCTGTCAATCTCAGTCGTCATAATGTGCTTGTCTCTCAACATAAGTCTGGCATTCGTATCTTGAACGCATCCATTGTGAACCAGAAGCCAGTTGCCGCTTTTCAAGTCCTGTCTGTCTCGGCAGATGAACGGATGAGTCCCTTCGCCCTTCGTTGCCTTGCGGAAGTGAATGAGCATCCTATCATAACTGCGCTCAAGTCGAGCCATGTCGTGGCTCTTCATGATTCGAGCCAAGTGCTTCTCTTCTCCCGTCTTCACCTTTGGGTAGTCTCGCCAGTAGCACCCAACGCCATCGTCATTCGTTCCGGCCCACGCTGACTTGAATGCCAACTCGAAACTCTGAAGAGCCTTGTCGTTCCCAATTACTAATGCCATTCTACAGATGGTTCTCTACCTCTCTATCCGTTGATTATCATCGCGTGAGAAGACGCATCGTAGAAGACCTTGAGTTCTGCCAAGGCTTTCGTGACTCGCTCGTTGGTGATTCCTAATAGGGCCGCGACCTTCGAGACCCAATCCTCTTCACTTACAGATTCAATCTCAGCCAGTGCGATTATCTTGTGCAGTTGTTTCGCTACGGGCGAAGTCTCGCTGACTAACTTCTCGGTGGTCTGCTGTGCTGGCTCTCGTTGCCTCACTGGATTCTCAATCAAATGCTTCACGCAATCCTTTTCAAACTCACTGAGGAAGGGGGCCAGTTCTCTTAGAAGTCTGATTGAATGCTCTCTCATGAATGCTTCGTCTTCTGGGGTGATTCCACTTCGAGCCTCTATCTTCTCGATAACGGCCTTGACTCGCTCCCATTGCTCCTTGTTGGTCTCTACGCTGATGAGTCCGAAGTTGCTCAGTTGTGCGCTCCTGAGAATCAATCCCTTAGTCAACGACCTTGCGCTCAAAATTTGCTCCATGTCGAATGTCGAGTCGGGTGTCCGAACCTCAATGTCGAATGCGTCCATCAGTGGCCTTGCGATTGGTGTGTCAACGAAAAAGAGTCCTGCTCTTGCCGTGTTATTGTTATGCTCGTTGAGTCCATTGGCCCATCCTGCCGAGAATGGGGAGCGTTTGTAATAGTGGAAGTGAGCGTAGAACTGTCCGTCATGTTGTGAGTTGCGAATGAATCCAGTTTGTGGGCTATAGTTGCCGAAGAGATTCACGATTGCGGGGTAGTAGAACCTGTAGAGTTGCCATAAGTTCTTGGCGATAACGCTCGGAATCCTCTCGATATTGTGAACTAACATAGCGTGAACGTGAAGACTGTTATGCTGACTTGGCACGAAGTATCGCTTAAGTTTTTGCAACGGGAACCGCTTTACGAACTCTTCGCTAGTGATATTGCTACCGTAGATAATGAACTCCCATCCTTCCACTGAAGCGTCCTTTTCAATGCTTCGGATAAGATTCTCTGGAAGGTGGTTCCAACATTCTGAACTCCCGCAACAAGGGCAATCGGGTAGTTTGTGGTAGGGAGTTGGGGCCAGTCCGTAATACTCTGCAATCTCGCGCTCTGAAGGTGGACGTGTCCGATTCTTGAAGTCATATTCACATTCGAGACCGAGAACTAGGTTCTTGTTAAAGTAGGCTGTGAAGTCTTCCTTAGTCGCTTCCTTAGTCCTGAAACGCCAAGTCGGTTTCAGTGCGGCCTTCTTATGACCGATTCCTACAACCATTTCCTCTGAGTCGTCTACCTTCTCGGTGACTCCTTGTTTCACGCGGATGGTGGCCCAAACCTTCGAGTCTACTAGGCTCTTGTAGGCGTAGAAGATTCCGGCTTGGTTTGCACCGCATTCGTAAAGTCTACGGCAGACTGGCTCGTTGGCTAGTGTCGAATGAATGTGATGGTCGGGGTCTTCGTTTGAAGTGTGGGTCTCTGCCAACTCTCCGCAATAGGGACAATGGATTTCGTTTGTCGGATGCGGCACTAAGTCCGTGAACTTAATGGGGTCTTCGTCTAGCGTCAACGTCTCATTAGGGAAGGGCATCTATTCATTCCACCTGTCTGAATCTTCGTCTCGGTCTTGGCTGTCTTCAAGGGTATCTCTGTCTTGGTCTTCAATCCTTCGGACTCCGAGAACGCCTTGTGAAACCGTGTCCTTTTTCAAGAACTCGATGAGGCGATTTCGGCTCACAGCAATCGAGACCACGAACTCTTTACCTTCGTTCTCCTTGAGTTTCAAGGGCATCTCTTCGGTCACTTGAACGCTCTTCCTGACTCTCTTTCGGAATGCGTTTACCAATTCGCTGTCTTCTCCACCCTTGCGATTTTGTCGTGCCATTAAGCGACCCCACCACTTGAGGGGATATAGGTTAGGTGATTGTCTTCTGTTAACAGAAGGTCAACATCGGTTGACAAGTCTGGACTAGATTCTAGTTCCAAAAGTTCTTCA